AAATGTTGACTTAAAATATGGAACTATAAAAATTCAGGATCCGAAAAATCATGAAGACCTTCTCCTACCGATGGGAGAAATGCTTTGGTATATCTTGGCAGAACGTAAAAAACTTGCTGGCAATAATAAATACGTTTTCGCTGGTGATACGCCTGATTCACATATCGTTGATAAGCGTGAGGCACGTCATACGATTACTGAAGCAACTGGTATTGAATTTACATTTCATGATTTGCGGAGAACCTTCGGAACTATCGCAAATAGTCTAGCGATTGGTAGTTATACAATTAAAAAACTCATCAATCACATGGTTGGTGATGATGACAACGATGTAACCGATGGGTATGTCCAAGTAACTTTTGATGATCTACGTAAAGCTATGAATATGATTGAAAATGTTGTGTTATCTGACATTTCAAAAGCTTTGATCAAAAACAGAATCTACTTTGAACAAAAATCAATAAGGAATATGCAAGAAAAGTGGATTGAGCATAACAATATTATTATAAGCAGATATCGTGAATAGTTGGGCTGGTTAAGATTGTCCTAAATATTAAATTACTTACTAAAAAATTGAGACTTAGCAAATGAATGATTGGGTTTACTTTTATATTGAGCACACAATTAAGTATGGAGAACCATTTTATAAGGAGATCGGATGGTCTTTAGGCTTACAAAATAGTTATATAGTAATGAGCGTGACCCGAAGCTAAATGAAGACAACTGATATAATTCTTGACTGATCATATTGATATTTAGGCAGACTAAAAGATGAATTTTTTACCATTTTGCTTTTAAAAAATTTTAAATATAAAGGAATTTTAAATATGGATCTAAATGATGAGCTTAAAAGAATGTTTAGGATTCAAAATCAATTTAGCAAGAGAATTGATGTTTTTAGTGCTATTCAAAATAATACCCCTGCTGCCCAATTCATGGAAAAATTCAATAAAAATAACAATTTATATTTAAAATTATATAATCAACATAATTCAAGTGCAATTTTAGAATTAAATAAATGGAACAACCTTATTAATAATTCATTTATTAATAAGTATAAACTTCATAACGATTTATATGATCTTCAAAAACAGAATAGTTTTATCTTTAAGTTATTTGAAAACCAAGAATTTATTGAAAATTTCATTGAAACATTTATTGATGAAGATTTAGATAATTTCGAAGATGATGCAGAACTTCAAGAAGCTGAACTTAATGTTTTTGGTGAAATGATTAGACAAGAAGTTGAAGCTCAACCAACGTCATATCAAGATGGTTCTAATTTCGACTATAAACAGTTAACTAATGGTCTCTTATATGCTTTATTTCTAATAGTTTTCTTCTTCGCTAAAAACTCTGATTTTTTTAAAGATATTCATGAAGCAGCTGTTTTCCTTATAAATCACATAGATTGTAAGGGTGTAACCATTTCAAGAGTAAATTTGAGAAGTGAACCTAATTTTTCAAGTGAAGCATTACTTACAATTCCTAAAAATAGTGTGTTACTTATTTATGATGAATCTGATAATGGGTGGGTGAAAGTAAAAGTTAACCTTAATAATATTGATGTGGAAGGGTACGTCTCTGAAGCATATATACGTAGATTAGAATAATATAAATTTCGAGATCTTATTAAATATAAAAAATATAGGTGTCAAATATGTGCTCAAACTACGAACCAATCGCCAAAGATAGAATTCATTTATTGGATCTGTTTGAACCAACATTTGAATATAAATCTCACATATACCCTAACTATGAAGCCCCCCTTCTATTCTCTAAAAAAGATCAAATGGAATGGCGATTGGCTAGGTTTGGTTTAGTGGCCCCTTGGGTTAAAGATCTTAAGAAAGTTCATAATACTTACAACGCTCGAACTGAGACAGTCCACGAAAAGCCTAGTTTCAAAAACGCATGGAAGAAAAATCAATTTTGTCTAATTCCAGCTGATGTAATTTTTGAACCAAAGTACTTAAACAATAAGCCTGAATGGTGGGGAATTTATAGGAAGGACGAAATGCCTTTTACGATTGCTGGTATTTATGAATATGCAGAGGTAAATGGCGAAGAAATCAGATCTATGAGCATGCTCACGATTAATTCTGACCATCACCCTTTTATGAAACAGTTCCATGCTCCCAATGATGAGAAGCGCTCTATCATTGTCATTCCACCAAACCTTAGGGATCACTGGCTGCACTGCAAACATGAAGAAGCTAGTGAATTTTTTCTTGATATGCCTGCTGATGAGTTCGTAGCACAACCTAGATCAGAATTGAAGAAATTCCGACCAAACGCACAATAATGAGCGACAAGTTACGACTAGTCATTATTTATCCACAACTTTTTAAATTTGAAATTTAACTAAGCTCTAGCATATCATCTTGAATATGTTACAAATTCAAGTTAGGGGATATTCTATGAGCGAAATTGCACCATCCATTATCCAGATAAAACCGTACCTCACTCAAGGCGCTGTTTTATCTGAAGCCTTATCATTCAAGCAAGTTATTCCAACAACTCAGATGCTTATCCCTTATGCTCTAGAGAAGATTTCAGCAGGTTTTCCTAGCACAGCACAAGATTACATCGACAAAGCGCTCGATATGAATGAGCACTTAATTAAAAATGAAACTGCTACTTTTATTGTCAAAGTCGCATCGCTATCGATGCTCAACGCAGGTATAGATATTGATGACGAACTAATTGTCGATCGCAGTCTCAATGCAAAGCACGGCGATATCGTCGTGGCACTAATCGATAATGATTTCACAGTGAAGCGCCTAATGATCGATGAAAAAGGCCAATGGCTTAAAGCAGAAAATCCAGATTATAAAAATATTTATCTAATGGAGGGCCAAGAGTTAATTATTTGGGGCGTTGTCACCTGCATCATTAAAATGATAAGAAAATCATGAAACATGAGAATAAAGTCTTCTTTCTCATCGATGTAAATAACATGTACGTCTCATGTGAGAGAGTCTTTGACCCAAGTTTGAACAATCAACCTGTCATAGTTCTATCTAACAATGATGGTTGTGCCGTTGCTCGCAGCAATGAATCAAAAGCGTTAGGCATTAAAATGGGAGTTCCCCTATTCCAGATCAAAGACATTGTTCAGCAAAACGAGGTAATTGTACTTTCTAGTAATTATGCAATGTATGCAGAAATGTCGCGGCGTTTTCATAAGATTCTGAGTTCGTACGTAACTGATGAAGAGGTTGAACCTTATTCGATTGATGAATGCTTTGTTGATTTCACTGCTTATGAAAAGAACTTTGATTTAGAAAAAGTTGGCCAAGAGATGCGCCAACAAATATGGAAATGGCTTGGTTTACCAGTGTGTGTTGGTATCGGTAGAAGCAAAACAGAATCGAAGATTGCGAATCATATTGCTAAAAAGAATGCGGGTTTTAACAGTGTGTGCGATCTGGTATCAATGGATCCCTGCAACAAAGAGTATTACTTTGCTCAAATAGATGTTTCTGAAGTTTGGGGAGTTGGCCGTAAACACTCAAAGAAATTGCAATCAATGGGTATTAGCACTGTTTTAGATCTGGCCTGTGCAGAACCTCGAGAGATGCAAAAGAAATTTTCTATCGTCATAGCACGAACGATATACGAATTACAGGGTATCTCATGCATTGAGATTGAGTATACTCCCCCAACAAAGAAGCAGATTGTTGCGTCTAGGTCTTTCGGTGGTCGTGTAACCGAACTCACAGATCTAAAAGAAGCTATCTCGATGTATGCTCAAGATGCATGTAAAAGGCTACGTGATGAAGGGCTTTTATGCGGATGTATGATTGCTTTTGTACAGTCAAATCCTTTCGATCCGAATGTACCGTTTTACAATAAATCAATCACAGGTTCGTTTTCTGAGCCCACGGATTGCGCAGTAGATTTTGTCAAAGCGGCGACAAGGATGTTGAACGAAATCTATAAAGCAGGAATTAAATACAAGAAATGCGGCGTAATACTTACAGGTCTGGAGCCTAAATCTGGTCATACCTACGACTTGTTAACTGACTTCGAGCATATAGAGAAAAAGGAATGTTTGATGCAGGCTATGGATGGTATCCATAGTAAGTTTGGAAAGAAAAAGATTGGTGTAGGTCCCTGCTTTATACCTGGTCGAACTTGGTCGATGAGTAGGGATAAATTGAGTAGAAATCCGTTTCGGTGGGATGAGTTGTTGATTATAAATGCTTAAATAAATGTATAGTGCTAAATTTCTTTGGAGGATTTAAATGGACTGCTTATACTTCAAAACCTTGTCATTTTGTACGAATTTAAAAGTTTTAATCCCTCTTCTTGGGCCATTTATTACAATCTTCCTTGGTATTCTTACTCTACCATTTATTGAGAGATTTAAAAAAAGTCTAGAAAGAAAGCGATTATTAGAAGCCCTTTTAGCCGAACTAGATGATGAAATCATAATTATCGATAATGCTTTTACTTTGTTAATAGATCTTTATAAAACTCTATACAAAATCAAAAAATCAGGAAATTTTCTTCATTTCTTTGATGTTTATCAGGGTGAGTTCAAAATTTTTTCTATAGATAGATTATTGGAAGAACATTTTGAGAATTTAGATTTTGATATAAGACATACAATAAAGCATATCAAAGAAAATATATATTTCCTAAATTATTTAGAGAGTAAGTTGACGCAAATATATAATATTGAGTCTGATGAGCCACTAAAGATATATAAAAATATTGGAAAATTAGAAATTCATGTAGGTAATTACATAAGTGTATTACTTCAACATAGATATTCCATTAGGTACTTAATAGATATACTAACTTCAAAGAAATCAAAACTAAAAAAATACAGTGAAGTTAAACCTAAAGAAGCTATAGAACATCAATTAAATGAAATGAAAAAACCTGAAATAATACCATTATTAAAAGAATATTTATTCGAAAAATTATAAAAAGATAAGCAGTTGATTGATATTACTGATGTGTTTAAGCACTAACTCATAATATCAATCAGTTCAGAAATAAATCATCCTAACATTAGAATTTCTTACAAAAGCAAAATTATATAACCGTAACTTACATCATCACTCGATTAGTAATCCAGCCAAAGAAAAACTGCTCTTGGCTTGGATTGCGTTCACAGATTTCAATGTAACGCTGTCCTTGCATAATATTAAGAACTCGCACTAACACTTTCTCACCTTCTTTGCCGCGCTTGGCCAAATAGGTTTTTAGAGCAGTTAACGTAGCAGGACCATAGATTCCATCTACTGATAGATCTGGCCAACCTGCTTTACCTTGATTATTTAAGAGGTTCAAAGCACGTTGCAGCAAAGGTTTTGCAAATCCGGTACCGCAATTTACACCTGTATCTAGAAGTTCTTCAGCAATAGCAGAAGAAACACCATTCACCTGATCAAATCGCGGGGCTGTCCAGTACTGCTTCCGATAAATAGACTTGGCCACATCAAGCGGCAAGTCTTTCATGTTGCCTTTAAAACCATTTGTACGTGCTACTGCTTCAGTAATACCGTATTTGGTTGCACCGCCACGATCGGCTGGATTATTTACGTAACCGCCTTCGCGTTTAATGAGTTCTTCAAGATATTGTTCAATGTTCATTTCGCTTTCCTTTAGATGTAAAAAAACCGCCCGAAGGCGGCATTAACTGTTTTCAATGTCTTTTCTGGCTTTCTTAACTTCTTTAAGTACTTCAATAATCGTCTTACCTTCCTGTTTGTTAATAAAATTAAAGATCCAGCGAACTAAAGCCCAACCGGGTAAACCACAAACAAAGAAGAACCCACCAAGTGCAATCATCCCCCATATATCAGTAACCCATTCATGAAGCCACCACTTCACAATAATGAATGAGCCACCAGCAAGGCTTGAAACAACCGTACAGATCAAACCTACAGCCCACTCTTGTGGTGAACGTGGCATACGTGTCATTAATACGACTGCTACAACCAAGCAGGCCGCCAAAGCCACTACAATTGCAAACCCATAAAATTTTAATAGTGCTGTAAAACCGCTAGTGGAAACTGGTTCCATTTATTTCTCCAGAAAATTTAGACAATAAAAAAGCCCTAACTTTTAAAGGTAGGGCTTTCTTTATTTGATAGTATATTCAGGTTTTAGTAAACCTAAGCTACAAAAATCTTGCTTACCACTATGAAATTTCTAGCATCAACATTATTGTTAGATATTTCATTATTCTTAACTGTGGAATTACGGCTTGTTGTCAACACCATAATATTAAATAAACCATATCCATTAGGTGAATACAAATACTTACCAGTCCATTCACTTAAATTAACATTAGACTCAATGCACAAATTAGTTGTACCAAAAACAGAATCACCTCGAACAAATGCTGATATACCAGCAATAGTAATATTCGACAACCTAACACTAACATCTGATGAATGTTTTAAATCTATGGGCTCAACTAATGGGGAGTTAACAACAACATTACCACCACCATTAAATGTAATATTACTACAAGAAACTTTAAACCTATTGCTTATAGTTAGAGTTACATTCGGTTGAATTGTAAATACGATATTATGGATATTATTTAATAGAGAAAGGGTGTAACTAGTACTAATTGTTAAATTAGAAGTTAATATGATAGAACCGTCCCATAATAGACCCAATATTCTAATAGCTTCAATAACATCATCAAAAGACTGACAAGCAGTTGCTGAGCCAAGCCCTAATCCTTTTAAGCCAGTTCTGGCAGGATCTAAGTATATTGGTGTACGATAAGTATTAGATTGCGCTAATTCAATGCTCTGTATCAATCGTAAATCAGACGAAAATGTACCACCAGTTACTTTAAATGTTGCAATATTTTTTAACTTTAAGAATCCATAATTTGTATATTGATCATAAGCTACGCCATCTACTAAATTGAATAGTGAATTATCAGCATAATATCCAGCGCCATCAAGTTCAAAAATATATCCACGCTCATTTGTCATTCCAAATGAATACACTACAGATGTTCCTGATCTTAATTGCATTGTGCGAATTGCACTCCAATCGTGAACTTGCACTTTAGCATTATAGATCATGAAGCAATGCATCATAATATCATTGGGTCCCTCAATATGCGGAGCTTGAATTGTTGCTCGTGTTCCAGAAGCTAATACATAAGGGCAACCCCACCCCTCTGTGACAGTATCGTAAATTGATACATCACCACCCTCGACAGTAATTGCAGATGTTAAATTCTTCTTGGTTTCCATTATAGAAGGGTAATACAACATACCATCTGTAACTGCTGAAGCTGCTGTGGAAACTTGACGATTAATATAACAACCATTAATTACAGTACTACCAGTAGAACCACCAATATAGACCCCTTGATTGTGAGCTAGGATGCGACATTTATAGAGTTCAATATTCCAAGCGATAGTAAACAAGATACCAATTTTTGGAGATAGATCATCCTCGTTGTAATCACTCCATGATGATTGATTTTGAATAGATGCAAGAGTTCCTAGAGTGCCAATACCTAATTCTAAACGTCCAGACTCCAAACCAAATGCATTAACCCCAATCTTAGTTTTTTGCTTGGTAATCAAATTAAATCTAAAACTAGAACCTCTGCACATAGAATGATTTGAAATTCCAGATGAAAAAGTAAAGAATTCCGTACTATCTGTGATAAGTTGCCATGCATTATTTACTCTTTTAAAAACTGGTAAGTAACAAGCAGCAACTTCCAGATTAGTCCCATCATAAAATAGTGTTGATCTATTTTTCTGAGTAGCCACTTCTGGTCGTGCAAAATAATTTAAAATCCCTTCACAAGTTACTGTGCCACGGCAAGGCAAGCGCAATGGTTGTGTATATCTATAACAGCCATGAGGTAAGTAAAATGTTAATGCTGGAATAGTATGTTGCAATGAATTAGGGTCTGTCGTGCCTCCTTCAGGATTGTAATGATGGTTAAAACAATTATAGAGTGCTTGGTAATCATCTGTAATACCATCGCCTACAGCTCCAAACCATTCCACATTTACCCAATTTTCAAGCGCAGCACGAACCCAACCATTTATAATAGTCCCATAATTGTTTATGTTGGATTTCTCACTGTTATAAAAAAATATTCCACCTCCTTTATTTAAACCATTATGTTAAGACTTCACATAAACAGTTTGCCCATTTACAGGATTTTGAATATTTAATAGGTCACTAATACTTTCATATACTTCCATATTCTCACCATTTTTTAAGAAATAAAAAGACCCTAAGCTTTTAAGCGAAGGGCTTGTAAAATTTAATTTTAAAGAAAGATTTATTTCGCTATAACATATCTAAAATTATAGTTGGCTCCCCCAGCAATTGGTTTTATATACAACCAACCATCTGTACCAACATAAACTTGTAATGGCTGCCCATTATCAATAATTCCATTCGTATATTGCTGAACAGCTAGTGTTGTTGCCGATGATGAACTTGTCGATAGAGTTGATTTACGAATTGGAGCTGCTCCAAAATCATAATATCGATCAGCTTCACCAGTTATACAACTTATTACTCTAAAATTAGTTGCATCGCCAAGATATAAAAGCTTTTTCCAAGAAGAATTGTTGTGCAAAACTATCGCTAGAACCATTCCACTATCTTCACTGTATCGTGACTTTGCAAATCGACCAATATATGAAGAATCTGAGGCTTGGGCTGGGAAATTACTCCACTGATCATTACCTTGGCACTCGTTAAAGCTCCATGCACTATTTATCCCGGCCTCTTGAATAAATGTATAAAGTGCTTTTTGTTCCGTAGTAAGACCTTCCAATGCATAACGCCAAGAATACGCATTAAATTGAATTGTAGAATCTTGAATAAATACTTTCGGAGTTAACGCAGCTACAGCGCTAGCTCCCACACTTCTACCACTATTAATTGCTGAACTATCACAGTATTGAATGTAAAAGTCAGTTCCACGATGTCTCTCAGTCGAAGCCGTGATATTACTTCCTTTCAAAAACTGTAAATTAATTGCAGGGTAACCTGTTGGTGAAGTTGGGTCTGTTCCACATCCGTCAGCATGGACAGTTAAGGAACTATAAGTTAATCCATATAAATCAATACCTATACGGTCGCAACGATCTGCGTAAATATTTGCACCATTTACAGATGTACCTCCACGTATTGCAGGTCCATAAACACAATTAATCCCCCAAATTTTATTTACCTGCGACATCCAGCAATCATCCTGCCAATACGCACGTTCATGCCCCGTACAAATAATATCTCTACGAATACTTTCAGGTGAACCATGAGCATAGTAGCCATAACCCGTTTTATTGAGAGCAGTGCTTCTTGATAATTGCATACCAACAGTTATTTCACCGAATATTTGTTTGCTTCCCATTGCTGTTGTAGGGTGAACAAAAATAATAGCATCAACCCCCGAGATTGGGTAATTTGCAGAAATCACATTACTAGTTACCTTGCGCAATTCTGTATTAAATCCTCCTTGCCCTATAAGCGGAGGTACTCGCTGATTGATCTGAAACAATGCCAGTTCAATTACATCACTAGTGAAATACAGACCACTTGGCATAATAACTTTGCGCGGTGTTGAAAGACCATTAGCAAGTTTCATGGCTTTTTTTAATGAAGCCATGATTGCTGCACAGTTCCAGATCATCGAATTATCATCGATCATTCCGAAATCTTGAGTAGCAATATATATTTTGTTAGATTTCCTCGCCCAAATCCCATTTGTAGAATTTGTAGCAGTATAGTAGGCCTTAAAGTTGGCTAAGTTTGGAATTGGTATTAATGGATCTATAAAATGACCACCATCATGCAAAGTTTTACTCGCATTAGCTAACCATTCAAACTTATCACCTCCCATATTTTTTCCTGCATGGAATGAAAGAACTTCAACAACATGCCCATCACCCCTCGGTACTATATTGATCAATTCAGATATACTTGAGATTTTCTGAATTGTTTTATCATTAATCTGTTTTTGATTTTCTGAACCATCAATTACATCTGTTGCATTTACTGTTGCCATTTTTGTACCTTTATAAATATATAAAATTTAAAAAGCACCCTAGCTGGGTGCTAATCACATTAAACATGTTTGTAATATTTTCCCTCAGTTTATCAATTGTTTTGTCAGTGGTGATACTCCGACTATTGCTGCCCCATAAAATTTTAATAAAGCTGTTAAACCGCTTGTGGAAACTGGTTCCATTTATTTCTCCAGAAAATTTAGACATAAAAAAAGCCCCAACATAAAGTCAGGGCTTATGATGATTTATTGGATGAGAATAGAATTGCAAGTTCTTTGGGATAACTGCTCTTCAGGTTGTTTAAGCTTTCATAAGGTAAGCCTAAAAATATTTTCCTTAAACAATCTTTAATGTCACGATTGTGCTTGTAGTTAGGCTGGCACTAGTCAAGTTCTGATGATACAAGCGAACATTACCATTTGAAATAACTTCTGCCCACATTCTACTAGATGCACCCAATGAAGGACTTGTACCTACCATTACTGGCGCTCCTAATGTAGAACGTTCTAGTGTTATATCCATTGACTTAATTTCATTAGCTTGTAGTGCGTTGCTATATGGAACGTTACGTCTACCAATGGCGTTAACATCTTTAATTGATGGAGCAAGCATAAAACCAACAGGAACAGAAACGGTACCAGTTGTTAAAGCTGACGGACCAGAAACTATCAACTTCTTAGAATAAGAACTATTTTCATAAACTCGGCCAACAACATCATATTGTGAAGAGTTCAAAGTTATTCTAGAACCAATACCAACTCGACTGATAACACTTGAAGTTGATGTATCAATTGTATTGGAAGCTACAATATTTAATTCAGCATTTGATGCAATATTATAGCGAGATGAATGAGTGTGTCCTCGTGACACAATTAACCCATCTGAAGCAAAAGCTGTTGTTGTATTATAATGTGCTCTAAATACATCATTTGTTTCAAATGTACCACCAGTAGTATCGCTGACAATCCATTCATTACCTAAATCACCAATTCTTGGCTCATAATCAGCATATGTTGGCATGAATGGAACTCCACCTGAGTATGCTCCAATATGCTCAATTTCAACTTGTGAATTTGCTGGAATAGTAATAGTAACATTGCCCTCCGACGCATTTTCAGAAGTGATCTCGCATGCTGCCATTTTCCATCCATTATTATAATCATACATAACTTCACCAAGTGAAATACGTTCATTTGATGAGTTAACCCAAGAATTAGATTTTAAGTTAGCATAATTAAAGGTTCCCGAAATTGGACGATATAACATACAAACTTTCGTTTGTATTGATTGAGTGTTAATAGGAATAACTATATCTATTGATGAAGTTGTAGGGTTAATTAATCTGATTCCATATTTAGTTGTGAAGCCTGTATGTAATGACTGATGTCGTAAAACGTCATATATCAATTCATTACTCGATACTGAACAACCATATAAGCTATACTTAAAGTCTGCTTGAGGAAAGAATTTAAAGAAATTAGTAATCAGAGATGCACCTGCGCCAAACTCAAAGCCAGAATGATTTAAATATTCGTTGTTTTGACGACCATTTGTAAAATGTCGGCTTGGAGTTCGAACACCTGTAGCGGGATCGTAAGTGCTATATGTGTTAGGAATGAAGCGGACACAAATATCTTCAGGATGCTTAAATAGATGACTAGCATCAAACTTGAAACCGTCGAAACGCTCTTGCATTTCAAGGTCAAATAGAATATTGAACCATTCAGAATATCCGCCCCCCCAATATGACCCATGACAAGCATCATATATTAGCGCCTTAGTCATATTCTGTTGATTAGGCGGGGCAATGTTGAAGCCGTTAAAACTTGAGCCTGCACCTTTATTGATAACCATGTAGTCAAATTTATGTTTGCGCTGAACCCCAACAATATTTCCTCCACCAACTGTCAAATTGGAAGCTTGTAATACATTAGATGTATTATAAAAGCCTTGGATACATTCTTGGATCGCGACGTTTTCAACAACATTCTCGTAAAAGTTTCCAATACGACTACCATTTGTCCACAATGATGTATCAATCCCATATAATGAAACGCCATTATCAAATCGTTCAATAATAAGATTTTCAAGCCGCCACTTGTATGCGTTACCACCATCAATACATTTTCCAGCATGTAATGCTGCATCAGATACCCTTGAAACATTACCAATCATAATCAAATTGGATATTCCTACCATGCCGATAGTTTGTGTATTCCAGCCTGTACTAATCTGATAGGCGGCTATCATTTCCTCTCGTGGAGTTGACCACATATCCTTTTTTGAGCTTGGGTTAAAGAACAAGGTAGAATTATTGCCCTCAATTTTTGTATTTGTTCTGATTGGTAATGTATCTGTGATGTAGTATGAGCCATGTGGAATTTCAAATGTATATTTGCTAAATACATTAGAGGAAATAGCTTTACTAATATTTGTATGAATAACATATTTATTCATATTAAGCATATTCTTAAACGCTTGCGTGTCATCATGTCCAGATGCGTAATCAAGTACCTCTGGTGTAGTAAACACTAAATCTCCATAGGCCCCAAACATGTAGGGATTTAGCACATTGCTTTCAAGTTGGCGAACCCATCCATTAAAAACAGTTCCACTATCATTTTGGGTAGATTTTGTTGAATCATAAATAAAGTGGCCACCACCACGGTTTTGTCCTGCATAGTATGATTTCAAGTATACAGTTTGACCATTCACAGGATTTTGAATGCTCAATAACTCACTAACACTTTCATATGCTTCCATTTCTTTCGCCTTTTTAAATTAAACTTAACTTTTCGTTTTACATCGCTTGGTTTTAAATTAATAAATATTTACAACATTCACCCCCCTTAAATATGAAATAAAAAAGCACCCTATTGGGTGCTCTAAGTTCTTTCAAAGTTTTAAAGGGTTTGTAAAATTTTCCCTCCGTTTATTAGTTGTGTTGTCAGTGGAGCTACTCCGACAATTGCGGTACCACCCGCTCCGGGTTGACCTTCAGTTGTGCCGTGGTAATTCCAGTTCCATGTTCCATCGTTAGTGGACTTAGTGCCACGTTGCCCCCAACCACCACCATCACCAGATAAAGGAGAACCATAGCGATCATTCTGAGTACGGTATCCTTTGCCCGGTATTGAAGTTTCAGCATCAGTAACTTTTACAACCATAAAACTATCAATAAAGTACCACCGCCAGTCCTGAGTATCATTGTAGATTGGCTGTCCAGTCATAACTCGACCAAATGGCGCTCCAGCTCCCCCAGGAACACCCTGCACCCCATAGCCGAGTTCAGTGTAAATACCGCTAGGAGTTGCACCACCACCTGAACCTCCTCGAGCCAATTTTCCACCATCTATGATCAAATTCAATTTGCTGTGCCGGTTCATTAGTCCTGGTGCGCCTTGGAAACCATCACGGCGCGTTCTTGTGAAGTTATAATTTGGATCACTTGACCAAGCACCAAAGGCCAAATGTGGCAAGCCGCCATCACCACCGCGACCAACAACGGCTCCTTTAATCGTAAGATTTACGATCAAACCGGAAGGAAATTCCCCTGTATCAATCGCCGGTAATTCAGGAGCTGTAGGAACAATAAACTCCTTAGTTTCTGAGTTGTTAGTATGCTTATAAACCATTCTTGTTTCTGGTCGAAGTGAACTAGAACTCGAAACCAAAGCACCGGCTTCAACAATAAAGCTAATTTCTCCAGTCGTTGGCAAGTCACCTCTTTGCATCTGATATAACCGCGCCAGATTAATATCAAGCTGGTCGTATCGAATGTAAATCGGAGAATCATCAACTGGCACGTCAATAAAATCTTTATCGTTGAGGTAATACCGAACATCGTAATTTACTGCCGTAATGGTATTTGAAAACTTATCAACCGGATCTTTCGTTGCTACCAGATAAGGTAATGACCCCTTTGTGTCGTCATTAACGACTGTATAAATCGTATTAACGAAATCATCAGGGCTTAACTTTAATGCCCCGTTTGGTAAGCGACCTAAAACAACTTTGTTCTTAGCAGATCCAGCAGTAACAGGAATCAAATCGACACTCCCATCACCAATTTGTAAATAAATCACGTAGCTCTTGCCTGCTATAAAATCAACATCATGGCTCAATGTAAGAATTAAACCTTCTTGCTGCACCACCTCGCCGCTTTGATGGATGCCATTTCGATAATCAGCTACAGCGATGCGTTCACGTAAAACCAGTAATTCTGATTCTGGAGCTGCATCAAATGTGATGGATTTGCGCTGAAAACGGAGCTTGTTCCAAAGCCGGTATGCATTGAAATGGGCTTGCCACTTATTACGCACACCTACCGATTTTACCTCTTTAGGGTTCTTAGCTCCTTTATCCGGTAAATAGATATTGATACGACTATCATCGGACGGATCCGTGTATTCATAGATCAGGCCATCGTAGTCATTCATTACACCAAAGGTCAGGTCATGCTTATAACTATCTGGAATGATATTCCTAAAATTAAACAGTAACACCGAGTTATCAGTTGGCCGCTCAAAATAGATCTTGAGCTTATTATTTTGCCAATAGGCCGTACAAAACACAGCATCGCAAAGATTGGTGGCCAGCTCTTCAAAAGAAAGGTTTGTGTCATCAATGGTGGTACAGAACTCTGCGGCTAACGGTGTGCCAAAGTAATCGACAATATCGTTATAAGTCCGATATATATTTTCAATATCGATCTCATCCGTCGTGCGGCGACCGATCTTATCATCGAGTGCCATTGAGACCAGCGCATCAGCAAAGCTAGACGTTGGAAATAATTCTGTCGTCATTGCTCCATTTTTGTAGGTAGGCAACATCCGCTGAAGATCAAAATTGATCTTGCGCGATTTAACCGACAATGCTCCAGTCGTTGCATATGTACGTGCACGGAAAACTGTTTCATGTTCATATGTTGTGCTTTGCAAAGGATAAGCACCGTACAACGCTTGCCACTTCACATCATCGACAACAGTGGTAACTCCAGGAGTTGGAGTTAAGCGACGAACACGTACACTACAGCGCCCCTGGAATGTGACCATATCCAGCGTTGCACCAACTGTTTGCCGCGACTTAGCCGAGCCCTTGAGAATGATCTGCTTTAGCATAGGGTTGCCAATAGCTGCACCAGATTCATTCACTGGAGTAACTTCAACCTCAATTGTCACGTTTACAGCTGCCTGATTTCCCCCTGAAGAAACGGTATAAAGTCCATTTGTAGCCACAAAATTACAAAGCACTCGACTACGTTCAATATTGTCTAAGATGAATGGACCAATCCATTTCTCACCAATGGATGCAAGCTTTGGAGATGCAGCACCTGTTTGCTGATTTGATAGCTCTTTTAGCTTTAACCAGTTCGGATTGACCGCAGCAGGATTTGATAAAGTCATACGATCATCAGCAACAGATAGAACGCTATAAGTGCCGTTTAAATCGTAGATTTGACCGTTATAAGTAAATGAAGCATTGGTGATTTCAACGCGGTCATTGCTGACAAATTTGGTGGTTAGATCTGTATTGTTTGCAGCTGCTCGAAGAATCTCGTTTGGGTATGCGAAAAGAAGGTAGTTGGTCCCTTGTAAAGTTTGTGTATCAGCTGGCCGTAATACTTGACCATTAACAGAAGTTTGATGCTGTACTGTTAAAGGTGGCGTAGTGATTTCAGTACCAATCGAAAAGTAAGGTTCTCCTGAAACAATATCTACACCTGGTCGGAAGACTTCTACAGATGCACCAGCAATATCTACAATGTTAGTTTCACCATCGTAAGCACCGCTGATTTTATAGTGGCCACGGCCTATGCAGCCGACCATATGCTCAACTTCAATGTTATTTTCATAAACTTTATAAGGCACTGCTATTGAATCGGGCGTATCCCAAGCAGCTCCATAAATATCTGCAATGCGGCCATTTACCCGGATCTTATTTTCGCGGTTTGAAAGTTCGTTATTTGCTGAAGATGATTGATTAATATTCTGGGTTGTCTGAGCCATTGAAGGCGTAGGCATTAAAAAAGCGATCGCAATACTAATTACAATCGAAACGATCGCAGCAACCCATTTCGGGTTCTCAATGACAATAAAAGTACCTGGTAAAAAATCGAGCTGTTTTAAGTCATATGCATTTTTAGGTGTTACTTCATTCGCAAAAGAGATTTCCGCATGATCCATATTGCTAGCAGTGTAAAAAATACGGATGTGCTCAGGCATGTAATCATATTTAGAAGTAAGCCATTGCCCTATTGTGTTGGCATGCTCAATAGTCTTTTCTTCAGACAAAGCATCTTGCTTATAAATAACTTTAATCATAATAACTCACTCGACTAAACCCCATTCCCATTACGACCTCTTCTGATAAATAAGTAACTCCACTTTCCATGAGATGCAGAATCTTCTGCCCACGAAAAAGCCCCACGTGCGGGGGCTTATTTGTTTGTCTTGGATGGAAGGCGACAATGCAGCCCTCCTTAGGCATGGGCAGCGGATTTAAGAGCTTTAACCGTGAGGTGAGGAAGGTAATCTTTCCCTTAGGTTGCATAAAGAGTTCAAGCGCCTCACTACGATCTATTCCATACAGATCCATTGCAGCTTCGTGGGCAAAATGAACACAGTTGTAATGCTCTTCATCGTATTGCTTATCAAGCAAATGGTCGTGACTTTTCATACAGCACCCTTGAGACCACTAAAACGATCAAGCGAGAAAATATCTCCGGTTTTATTTGTGTTGAGCCTTGGTGACTCTGCTTTAAAAGTCACTGCTTTATGATTCATTGCTACACTAGCAAGCTGGAGGCCAAGCAAATAAAACATTGGTGAATTGAGGTTATCCGAACTATAAAGGCGGTAATTTACAGTCGGCTTTACATTAGAATATTGCCCCTCAATTACCCGCTCGAACTCATCAGGTAATACATCGCCTAAACCAGAAATTGAAACGGTAAGAGTCTGGTCCAGATCACCCAGCATTCCGGATCTTTGAATTGAAACTGGCAGGAATTCGTAATACACCTGACCAGACCCTGCCTTATGCTGAACATAGACACCGCGATCATCATTACGAACAACCCGATAAGTATTTAGAAAAGACGGATGTGATAACTCAATACACTCCAGTTGATAAATATCAACTTTACGATTGAGAAAGAACTTGGCGTATTCGTTATCCATTATACCACCCAATCACTAATAAGTGCCTGATCAGCAGTAGCGTTTGGTTGGTTTTGGATAACCTCTAATTGAGCAGTTACCCGGTAAAGGTTTCCATTCACTTCATTAGTTTTGAATGAGTTGGGAATGAAGTTACATTGGTATTGTTGGCGCGTTCCCTGGTCAATCACCAGATCCGCATAAAATGATGCAGGCTTGCTTTGGTAAACACGCCAGAAAGCCATCATTTTATTGAAATCGGTTTTACTTAAATTCCAGTTCACATCGACAATATGGCTATTCCGCTTCACATCGATGTAATAGCGTCCACGTCCACCATCCATTTGCTGACGCTTTATATCATCACCCGGTGTTACGCCATAGCCATTTGTTTGAGGATTTAGCTTTAACTTGTACATAACTTTCCTTCAGGTAATAAAAAACCACCTCGAAAGGTGGTTTCGTTCATTAACGATTCCGTCTTGTAGTCGTATTCTCAGTCAAAGACCGGCTAATTAAAGAGTTTGGATTTTTAATATCCTCACTTACTAATTTCGGTACCGCTCTTGGAAGCTGTTTATCCAACTCTTCTTTAACAATGATTCGAACAGTTTTCTCATCCAGTTGTTCTGCTTCAACTGTTGCACCACTTACCTGATTCACAACTTCAATTTTGAAATTGATTGTCGGAGAAGCAGATTCGATTGAAGGCATAATCTCAGCTTGAGGACGTGAAGTTTGTCCTAAAGTGAAATCCTGCACATCATCAAGATTTGACCTATCCTGAACTAAGCCATTTGAAGAGAAGTAAACTTTTCCATCATGGAAAAGATCGGAACTTGCTGAAGTAGAAGAATTTGAAATGTTCCTTCCGGTATATCCGCCATTAGCAAAGCCTTTAGTAATAATCTGATTTTCTCGAACAGGTTGATTAAAAATATTCGAGATACTTTGACTATCATTAAAAGCTTTTGAGCTTAAGAAAGAACGATTAAGACATTCTCTGTAGAAGTGTTGTTTTGAGCATGGTTATTGATAAATGCTTCAGGACCTGAGCTCTTGCGCATATTCTCGACTAAACCAACACCACCCCAACGGCGGATATCATCCTGTGACCAGACCACCTCGCCTTTATGGACAATACCCGCAGCTTCATACTTACCACCAGAGCCAGTGTAACCACCATCCGCAAAGCCTTGATCCTTAATTGCCCGGATGTTTGCAATAATGCTGACACCTTGTGCAACGGCCCCAGCAATCAAAGGTAAGTTGTAAGGGAAACCAACTTTTGAAGCTGCTGCGATATTTTGCTGAATAGCAATACCTGCGGCTGCAATTGCATAAGCCTTATCCGCAGCAAACATAAGCTTGTACGCTTTGGATTGCTCACCAAACATAGAACCGAACATAGATGTGACTGAACCCATCATTTGCCCACCAAGCGCAATCTGAGCGTTTAATCTATCTTGTTGATACTTGTCTTCAACATCCTTAGTGTTCTGGGCAAATTCGTTGTAAATTTGACTTCTTTGCTCTTGAGCAGCTTGAATAATGGCAGTCTTCTGATTTTCAAAGTCCTGTTGCTGAATTAATCCAGCTTCCATTTGTGCATTCAAGCCATCCAGACCGTTTTGTTCATCTAAATCAGCTGCTGCATATTGGCTATCAGCCAAATCATTTGCAGCACCCAAGCGGCTAAACCGTTCCTGATCCTGTCTATAGAACTCACTGGTACCATTCATATCAGCCTGAATCCCACCCCAGTTTTGAACAGCGTTATTAACTTTGTCGCGTGTTTCTTTGTCCTGGGTAGCTTTAGACAATGCGATTAGTTTTTGACGTTCTTCAATTGAAAGTTTTGAGTTCTTAAGGATTTCTTCCCTTTCAAGTCTATAGCGCTCCTGCATGGCTTGAGTTTCGGAAAGCAGAGATAAACGTGCTTGAAATAAGCGTTGTTCTTGGGCTAATTTCATAAGCGCGTTTTCTTGCTGATATTGCTGTTCCAACAATTCCACTGCCTGTTTCTGTTCAGACTTACTTAATTCAATGTCATGAGCCGCATTAAATTTCCTGCGATCAAAATTTTCTTTTAGCAACTCGGCTTCGGTTTTCTGGAACTCCTTATAGTCCTCTAGTTTGCTTCTAATGGCTTGTTTGGCGATCGCAATATCATTATCAGCACGGCGATTTAATTCTGCCTTGATTTCGGCTGTACGTTCAGGTGTAAAGCCAGCTTTGTCGACCTCCTCTAACCTTGTCTTTCTGTTATTGTTAATTCGTTCTACTTCGGTGGCCACTTCATTTTCTAGTGACAGCTGAAGGTCCTGCTGACGATCAAGTTGTGATTGAATATCTCCTGAAGCTTTATCGCTTCCTTTACTTGCCCCACCTTTAACCTTGCTTTGCATACTTGGTGATTGGTGAAGAAGTTTTAAGGATACACCATCCTCAAATATCACCTCACTGACATAACCACCACCTTTACTATCGTAATGGGTCTTAATGTCTTTCACCGCAACATTAGTCGTGATTGGTGTGCCTTCAGGCATCGAAAAATCTATACCCTTATGAAATGAAGAAGCCCCTTTGGTAGGGGCTTTTCGTGGACCATAATTGGAACTGATCTTATAATTGGATAGAGGTTTGCCACCTGCCTGCAAGCGGGCCAGATGTTCATTAGAAACCTTCTGCCCAGACATTGAGCCACCATAACGAACATCAAGATGAGGACCTGTACCAATACCAGATTGGCCAGAAACACCAACTAGGCGTTTTGTGATTTTTTCCTGTTTTTCTAGCTCTCTTGTTCGCTCCTTGTCCTTATTTACAAGTGCTTCAAGCGCACTTTCCTGACCTACAATCCCTTTAATTATTTTGTCTTGCTCAACAGTAACTCCAGAATAACCTTTTTTCTGGTTTTCTCGATATGTTTGCAATAACAAATCTGCTTCTTCAACTGATCTACCGTATTTTTTGATAAGTGTAGTTTTGAAAGCAGCATCCCACTTACGATCAGCTAAAGTTTTATTGATATCTTTAAGCTTGTCGTGGAGTTGATTAACCTCAGTTACAGCATTTTTAGCTCCTTGCCCAACATCGTTTAAACCTGCTCTAGCATTTGCTCCAGTTGTTCTTACTAAGTTTAACTCAGCATTAGTTTTGTTAACTGCAATAGTGTTTTCATCAACTTTCTTCTTACTGTCAACTAACTGATTAATCTGGTCTGAATTAATAAAATCTAATTGATTTAGTCTTTCAAATGCCTGATTTACTCCTATTGTTTCAGTAGTTAATTCTGCCCAGATGCGATATGCCTCTGTACTCTTTTTATTGCTATCAGCAATAGTTTGCGTCAATGCTAAGAATTCATTCTGTGATTTTTTAAGTTGAGCTGACTGAGAGTTTAATTGCTTAGTTAGTTCTCCTTCAGCTGCACGCTTTTGTGCACCATTGAGTTTAGTAAGTTCATCTGCTGCCATTCCAGCATAACGCGTCTGATCCTTAAACATGTCATTGGCTTCATTGCCATTATCACGCATCAACAAATATCCAGCAGCCAAGGTAGCTACTGTTATTCCCATACCTACTGGACCACCCAAAACACCTAATAAACTACGGCCCGCACCTAACATAGAACCTGTTAGTCCAACTGCTGCTTTCTGAGCCGTTGCATTACGTGTTTGGGCAACTGCTAAAGTAGTCTCTGCTGCAGCAAGTTCACGTGTTACCTGAGCTTCTATTTTCTTAATCTCTGCCATACGTGTAATAGATTGAGTGCGCCCAACTGAATTGATCTGTGATTTTAAGCGTTCCGCCTCTAATGCTTTTTCCGCAGTCAACGCAGTTAAAGTAGCTTGAGTATTTGCGACTTGAGCTTGGGCAGACTTAACAGCAGATGAGGATTCAGCCAACTCAGCCAATGCTTTTGAACGACTTGCCTGAATGCTTGCAGTAGTTGCAGCTATATCAGCATAAACAGCTAATGATTTGGCAGTAATTGCTTTCGTGACATATCCAATACCAATTACGAAAGCACCATCCGCAATCAAATCCAAATTCATTGCAAGAATTTGAATAGCTCCAGCTAAAGACTGTGCAGCGCCCGAACCCTGCCCAGTTTCACCTACAAATTTAGTAATCCCATTACTCAGCATCTCAAGAGATGCGCCAATAGTTTTATTAGTTTTGCCATAAAGCTGTTCAACACTATCGCCAGCTTTTAATAAGGCTTTAGTAATAACTTCACCAGTGAGTTTTCCATCAAGCATCATTTGACGGAGTTCACCACGAGTTACGCCTAACCCTTTTGCCATCGCATTTAGAAGTCCACCTGCACCATCAACAAGGCTGTTATATTCTTCCGCACGTAAAATATTCCCATCAAGGCTCTGACCATATTGAAAGAGTGCAGCTGCAGCTGATTCAGTATTTGAACCACTAATAGCTACAGCTTTCGAAGTAATTTCAGTAAGTTTCGCTGTTTGTTCTTGAGTTAAATTTAGTGTTTTTGCATTGGACATATATTTTGAGTACACATCATTGACCGCACTCCAAGATGAAGCAGAACGCTGTGCAATTTCAAAAGTATCATCCATTGCCTGATTTAATTCTTTTTGATTACTAGTCACTAATTTTAATTTGTTATTAATACCAGTGTAGAGGTCCATCTTACTAATAGCAGCCCCTACTGTTACTAGCCCAGCCATATAACCTGCTAATGTGCGAGTAGCAACAGACATACGGTCCATGGACTTAGAGGCAAAGTCGCCATTCTTTTCAATACTATTGAGCTCATTGCCTAGATTGCGCGCGTTACGTTCAGCATTTTGCGAATCAATAACAATGACCAGACGGGATTCTTGTGCCATTTTTACTTTTCTCCAGGCAATAAAAAACCCCGCAAATGCGGGGTTTAAGGTTTGTTAAGACTAAGACAAATTATTAATACAGCTTATGAATTTATCTTTGGAAAATTCATTAATCTCTTCACGTTGTTTTTCTTTAGTACTATATTGAGGTCGTTCATAAGCATCTAAAATATATTTTTTGCTTAATTTTTTTTGATTCACACTTGCACTAGTCTTTTCTAAAGAATAAAACATAACCTTAATAGAAACACCATCTTGCCTGTTAGTCATAACCATTTCAGCATAATCATAGATCCCTCTACAAAAGCTTTCCTTCATATTTTCATTTGCTGAAACGTAACTCGAACTCAAGATTAAACAACTTCCTATGAGAGCAATCCTCTTCATCTCGTTACACCTTTATCATACATTCTCATACTAGTTCCTAATCCAGATTGTGTGATTTCTATCAAATAATCCTTACATTTATAATGATATTCATTGACTTCACCGTATCTAGGATCAGTTTCTTGAGTCAAACTCCAACCAACTTTAGGTAAACCATATAAGGTTATAAGGGCATCTTTAACTTTGGCAACTGGAAAATCATCCATTCTTAGACTTAATCCAAAACTCAAAATTTTATAATTTTTTGGATCATAGGTTATGAAGTTAAAATCACTAATTGGTTGACTACCTAACCAAATATCATTTGTCCTATTTAAGATAGAAACACGATATTCCTTTGACCCTTTTTTGTTAAAAACATCATTCTCAAGTTCAAGCCTTCTATAATCCTTTGATGCTAATTCCTTAACTGATTTCCCCAACCCCACATCACCCACAATAATTTTATCTTTTGAAATCTCACAACTACCGAGGTTTTTATTTTCTGCCCATAAAGACGAAGACAAACAAATTAACCCTAACAAAATAATTTTTTTCATTAATTTTTCCATTATCACAGTAAGTAGTAGAATTTAGTATTTAACAAAATGAACAACTTTAAATTACCGCAATTTTAAGATTCTTCTATCAAGTCATCTTTTAACATTTGCGTATTATTCCCAAACTTTGAGTTTTTACATACATAATTAAAAACTGTATCCTCAACCGACCCAGAAACTATATTGTTAGGCCCTATTATCGAATCACTAGTTTCAAGTATATTGCCTTGTTTATCATAAGCTATACCCTTAACCGTAGTGGATGTTCTTGAACTGCAAAAATAATAGTCTAGTGTCTTATATTCCGTAACTATCCCACTATCTAACTGTTCTTTTATATTATTTACCTTTGACCAAACACTTACAGAATTATCATTTGAATGATAATTTAATGTTTCAATATCTAAATATGTACGTACATCATCTGTTGATTCCGCTACTAATTTCCAGTCTGCTGCATAACCTAGATTAGAAGTTATAAATCCTATAATTAAAATAAAAGCTTTCACGGAATCACCCATTTTTAAAAATGTTTTAATTTAACAATCGCATACTTTTAAGGCAATAAAAAATTATAATCTCTAGTATTTTTGATTAATAAATCAGTTTTAACCACAATTAATAACAAATGCTTTTTCATAAAAGCTAATCACGGCCTCAAAATCTCTTAATAAAATTTCCTCTGTGTAATTCTGTGAAAGCTTGAGTAAAGCTGGCATGTACTGCTTTTTATAGACTTCAGGGTATGTGTTGCACAATATCTCCTGCTTCCGTTGAAGTGGTATATCTCGATTATTTAGGTCATCGAGCATCTTCCCTATTTCTTTATCCGCACTCATAAATTGCGCTTCAACAGAAGGAGGAAGTGCCCTATTTTCCACTTGTTTAGTGCAGCTAACTAAATTTAAAGAGATCACCAAACAAGAAGATAAGAAATTTGAACTTCTCATCTTCCGTACTTTCTCTTTTTTAGACGATCATGCAGCCCAATCACTTCAAAAAAACCATGAACAGCAATAATTAATGGTAATACAACTACTCCCCAACGGAGTGTGTCAAAGTTTCTTAATATAAGTTCATATAAAGGATAAGAATTAAAGATTTGGAAATTCGCAAACCACTTTAAACATGGAAAGAAAAGAAAAACCACTGCAACCATCAATACTAGATAAATCATCATTAAATAGAAGACTCTTGGAAATTCTTCAAAGACATCATTTAATGCCCACAACTTATCTATAAGTTTTTCAAACATACATTCCCCAATTGAATATAAAGTTATTAAAATTAAATATTTATGGGTTGTATCTTACACAAAACATTAGATTAGGAAAAGATAGATATTAAAAAACCACCCGAAGGTGGCTTAATTACCTTTAATTCATAAACTTAAATAGGGTTAATATAGTAGAAATATATAATAAGGCTGGCTAACAAAAAGCTTGCAAGAATTAAATATGTATCTACTGTATTAAAGCTTTTAAGAAATTTTAAAATATCCATAAGTTACAAACTCCTTAAATACATACTAAAATTATTACACAAATTTACATTAAGCTGCATAACCTGTAATTTAACTGCATAAATATTCATCAATAAATAGATTTTTACTTTTGAGGCTTAGATGAGATCTTCTTATGAGCCTCTTCAATAAATAGATTATCCAAAGCAAAAATACAGTCATTGAAGATATGAACATCAACTGGCATATCATTATGCTCAGCATAGACATTGATAGCCTGCTGATCTAAGCATAACGGTACACTTTGCTCATATCGTCTAGATCTGATGATCGTGTAAAAGGCTGCAAGAATTGAATCAGCTGCATAAGAATATTCTGGAGGATCCGGAATATATCCACCTAAGAATTTGATTTGTTCGATTTCGTGCGGCGTTTTCGACGCATAGGTTTTTCGATACTTGTAGAGTTCGATGACTTTCCCAAAATTGTCGCCTTGTCTCTGTCGGCGTCCTCCTGGATCTTCTGTGCTTGCTCTTTAATGAACGACCAGATCAATAGACCAATATCTCCAAGGTTAAGCAGCTTAGATGCATTCTCAGGCGTGTAAGGTTGATCTATTTCTACTGTTTCACCTTCTTCTACTTCAGCAAAAACAACACCCTTCCAGTCTTCTATTAAATGCGCTCCAGCTGCATCTAATAAAAGCTCATGATAAAGCTTTCCGTTTTCATCTTTTACCATCACATCATAGCCTTTAGACGAGATCTGATTCCCTGCTTTTTCTAACGCAACTTGGAAAGGTTTATAACCGATCCCACGAATTTTAAACTCAGCTTGTCCACCTGCAGTTTCAAACGTGCACCACTTAGATACTTCTGAGCTTCGAACAATTCCGACTTTTAAAGCCATAACTACCTCTGAAATTTAGGAAATACAAAAGCCCATGGGATTCCATAGGCTTTTAGGTTTATTAATTTGAATTACACAAGCGCTCGTACAATCGTCGGAGCTGTACGGACTTGAGCAAAGTTGATATCTAAAGTGATGATGTCATCACCACCGCCGTCTGGGTGATTAGCTTCCATTACTTCCAATTGAGGAAAGTTGAATGAGTACTTACTGCCTTTGCTGTCTTTAATATCAAATGTTAGTGTGAATACATCACGGGTTTTAATGGCATCAATCCAACCTGCTGCTGTGGCAGAGAACATGAATGAAGCATTCGCTTCGATATCCATCATCTTCTCTAAATAGAACTCTGGTGTGTACTTACCTGAACCGATACAGCGGATTGCTTCCAGATTGTTGTTAAGTGAAAGCGTGAGTGACTGCAAACACGCCTTACCTTGAATTGATTGACCATTCACAAGCAAGTTTTCAACGTTTGGCATGCTGACCAATGGGCGGCTTGATGCAGCTACTGGATTGGTAACTGGGTTTACTTGCTGACGAGTAAATGAATTACCAACCAAGCCAAAGTTACCAGTAATCTTTCCTGTGGTCTGAATAGTGATTTCACCCGTATTTACCTGAACACCACGGTAAATAAAGACCTGACCAACATCTTCAAAGACTTTAACCAGGGTAAAAGATTTACGAACTGTGCCACCAAAGCTTAAAGCATTGGCTGCCCAGTTATTGAAGGCCAAAGCACTCAAGAATAAATCGAATGTTCCTACAGATAATTCAAACTCTAATTGACCAGCTACTTCAGCTTCAGTAACTACACCTCCCTGACGAAAGCGTGAATCTACAACTTCACTGCTTTCTTCAGTGGATACGTTTTCAGATAATCCGTCACTCACACGGCGAACGACGTACCAGATTGGATTAGCTGGGGTTGTTCCCAGTACTGCTTCTTCACAAGCATATAATCGAATTTTTGCGCCTGAACTCATTTATAGTTCTCCAAAATTTAGGCATAAAAAAACCCGCTGTTTAAGCGGGTTATTAAAGTGTTTCGTCTGTGTCTTAGATTTCTGGCGGTTCCACACCATTCATGGCTGCAGCAACTGCTTCAGATAAGTTTGTTGGCTGGAATTCTATTGGTGTTGCAGAAGCCACAACAGGCTCTTCGAAAAGGCGAATATCAATCCAGCGACCTTCTGGTATATCAAGAGGATTGCTTATATCAGCAACAATTGCGGCCGTTTCGATATCGAATTTGCGTTTAAACGTCTTAATTGAAATATCACCGTTCTCAAGGGTTTCATAAACTACTGCAACAACCGTATTACCATTAGTGTCCTTAGGAATTTCGATATACCAACCTTCCTTAGCAAAGCCAAGTGATCCTTTTATTAAGTAATCGCCTGTACCTAATTTCTCTAAAGTAATTGGCTGATTTTCAGCTTCATCATTGAGTTCAATATGATCATTAAACAATTTGACAATAGGAGACGCTGCTTTAATAAAACCGTTTCCGTCTACAGTCGTATTTCTGTCTGTTTTAAAAATATGTGTGGTATTAGGTAAGGTTGAGCTTCTTACGACACCAATAAATTGACCATATGCAGTTGTAGTTGGACTACCAGCAAAAATTACCCCATCAGTTGAGTTAGTCGAAATGGCTATACCCGCATAAACACCATTTAAAATGGCAAAGATCCCACCATTGCGGCTCAAATCCAGAGCTGGGGTATAACCACCAGGAGTACTAAAGGTGCCATAACCATAATCACCAACACGTAAAACCCGACCTGGCGTCATATCAGTTGGTGAGGTAGTTAAAGTCCCTGTAGCGGCATTACCCCCTCCCTGAATCTGGTCCCAACTAGGGGTTAAGTTTGGAATTCCCGAAGCAAAAGGGAGCATAAATTGTCGCTTACCTTGTGCCGAATTGTAAGGATAAGGTCGATGATCCCAACTGAACTTAAATAATAGATTTGCCATTATGCTGTTACTCCATCAATTACCTGGAATGTCAAAGTTTCAGTATGTTGAATAACACCACCAACAACCGCTTTGATATCTATCTGACATAAACCCAATGGCCATGTAGCAGTACTGGCCCCTGATTTCACATTAAGCCATCCTTTCTGAGTCGTCTGGCTTAAAGCAGCACAGGTTAGAGTAGCCACTGCCGCACCGGTATCTAAAGTTTTAACCTGTGAAGTAAAGGCATAACCCGTTAAGTCAATCGCACGGCGCACATCATTGGCTGGAAATTGCAGCGCATCATCCATATCAACCAGCTGCAGGTTTAAGTTGAAGGTGTCACCACGCTTAAAAACGAAATTACTCATAAGTGATTCCTGTAAAAATAAAAAACCACCGATGAGGTGGTAGTGAGTAAAAATAAAAAACCGCCATTTTGGCGGATCTTATTTCTAAAATTTAAGGCTTGTAATCGAGATCAACACTGACTCCAGTAACGATATTATGTTTTGGACCATCTATACACTGAACGTTTGCTAAACGGATATTCACATCAGAAACACATAGCTTATTTTCACTTTGCCATTTGCTCAGCTCTACAGACATAACATCCTCAAGATGTCGTTCCAGTTCTTGCCGTTTAATTTCGATTTCTTCTAAAGTCAGCATACATGACATATCAATTCACCTTGTTTTGTTCAAATTATTCACTAAATGCACCACTAAACTTATCATTATTGTTGTTTTGGCTCATTTTTAGCTCTCAAACATTCCTCCTCCACTTGGCGTGGAAAATTCACCATAGCAAGCATGCTATTTTCATCTTTTTCGCTTACTTCAGGAAAATCATAGACCTTATCTACCGCATCACTCACATCATCTCTATAATCGTCACCCAAAAAACTTGTAAATACTAATTTTATTGCATCCTTACTAACATTAGCCCACTTGGCGTTAAAAGTAGAAAAAACAACTTTACCAATGTTCTCACAATATATTCCATTAGATATTTCGGTAGGCGTAGGTGCAGTTTCTGCAATAGCAAACGCATTGCTCGATAAACATAATAATAGTGCAATAAATAGGCTCTTACTTTTCATGATTTTTAATTAACTCTAAATTGTACTGATACATTGTACTGGATAAACTCGCTATCCTTGCCTGCATTGATGGCTTGCCCCTGCAGACATTCCAGATGATCAATACTGAAATATTCGAAATGAGCCAGTAATGCATCGCTGAGCTCGGTAATCGCTTTCTCTCCAGTATGTAGTCGATCGAAGGATTGAATCATAATATTGCCGGTTCGCCGTGTACACGGTTTGTCAGCAATACCCGAGGTAAAACTCGGACCACCTGCAATTGTTAAACGGAACCATACGCCGTCCTTTGGTACCTTAAAACCCGGAGCATTTGGATATTGGATTCTTTCCTGGGCAATACCTGTAAAGCTTTGCATGCGATCGATAATAGCTTGTCTTATCTGCTCTAAGGTCATTGCCATATTAGCCACCGTACTTTTGAGAAATATAAGTAAATGTAGTGTTGTAAATACCTTGTGGCGCTTGATCAGACCAGCCATTTTCTAAACGTTCCGCATAGGCTTTATTGTTTTGTATGTAGACCAAATTGCCCAGCTTAAACTTGACCGCTTGAATGGCTGCATCTTGCACGGCATTTGTTTCAGGTCCGCGTATACCATAGTCGCCAGTTCCAATCGAAACAATATGAGAAGAACGATAAGCACCAGTATCAACTGGACTTAAAACAACTAATGATTGCACTGTATCAATGGTGATTTTCTTTACTTGGTCTTCTGCTGTTTTAGTCACATCTAAACTAAAATCAGTTGGCTTTTTCCCCTTCCAGCCCATGATTTACCTCGCTTTCTTCGTACATTTCGAAAAGGTCTTGAGCGATTGCTTGAATTGAGTAAGCTTCAAATTCTGAGCTAGGCTCCTTTTCACCCATTAGTTTTCTGATTTTTTGCCAGACGTGGACAGATTCATGTAAAAGCAACCCATAAACTTCAATCGGTTTTCTTTCTGATGTATCGCCAAGCTGAACAATTGCATAAGCACCATCAAAATAATAATCAACTTGAGCTGCTGCGCCTTCAATGGAAAGGAACTGATCCACATGATTCATGTCATCAAAAAGCAAATCCATGTGGAGTTGGTTTCGAGCTAATGTGTAATGCACATGTTGAAACGGTGAGATATGCCATAAAGGAACGTAATCTGCGCTTATCATTCAAACTCCTAAATTACAGCTAATAAAAAACCCACTGAAGTGGGTAGTTTCTAAAGATCTGGTTTCAATGTTTTTAAATGGATTAAATTAGCTTTAATTTGATTTAAATTTTTACTTAATGATTCAACACTCTTTTCAAAAGTAAATTTTAAACCATCATTATTAGCCTTATCTGATGTTAACAGTGCAAAGTAATCCGCCAAAACAAAGTGAAATTGAATACATACTGAATTGAAAGCTCCTATTAACTCTTCTGCTTGTTTCATAAAAGCATTTGAATTCTGGATTTCAATTGATCGGTACTTATTATTCACTTTATTAACTTCACCAAATATTTTAAATACCTCATTTCTCCATTGTTCTTCTAAACTATCAACTACTTTTGTTCTCTGTGTAATTTCTAGGTAGAAATCTTCTGAAATCCGGTAAAGTTCATGTAATTGAAAATCCATTTCATTAAAAAAATTATATTGCTCAATTGCTTGATGTTGTTCCTTCCAATCAGTTACTAAAGCCCATGCAATACCAGGTGCAAGAAAATAGGCAGAAATCGTAAGTGTATCTTTTAAAAGATCATAAGCATTTTGACTTGTTAAAGGAGAATGTTGAAATGAATAATTATTTAATAAAAAATAACTTAATGCTGCATATAAAAATGCGCCTCCAATAATCCAAACACAAACCCTTTTAAGCTTTTTTTCTAAAGTCTTTTTAACCATATATCCCCCTATTTTAGAAGGATATTAGACCAAGTATTTAAACCTTCCTCAACTGACATTTCCAGATTGTGCTAGCTGGATCCTGTTGAATATGAATTACCCGGAATGAGCCTAAGGCTGTAATCCATTCATCATCTATTTTAGGGGTCATATTCACTTCATTTTGCAGCACAGTCGCTTTCTTATCTGTGGCCAATACACCAAGCGTTTGTATTTCATATTGACTGTATGAGCCGAATAGAACGCCTCGGCCTGAGTAATTTTCTTTAAATTCAACATAGGTTTCTGTCTTAGGATCCCAATTTGATTTATTGACTCGCTCACACGTAAAGGTATGAACAGCATCTGCTAGATCTTCATTGAATGCCTCAGCAATTTCTACCTGAATTTCGTCACGTATGCCCATTATTTATGCCCTATAAAGTGGAATGCCAAAACCATTAAAACTTGCATTTGGATCCTTCAAATCAAGTGAATCAATATAATCAATTGCTATCTGTTCAAAGCTAGAAATCGCTTCAGTACCTTCTTGATACTCTTTTTCAGATTCGACTGAATCAGCTTTAACTTTCTTTCGTTTAAGCAACTGCTCTTTGCCGTTATAAATCGCCTTAGCAAGAATGCCTTTAATAATTTCACAAGCTGCGTCTTTAAGAAGTGGATCAATAGGATCCGGCACGAAACCAATCCGTTTTTTCATCCATACATTTGCAAGTTGAACCAGACGAGCTTTATCACTATCCGGTGCAAAATCGCTGCCCAAAATTGAATTTGCGTCATCTACAGTAATAAAGCTCATATCATTATTCCTTCGGGATTAACTTAAGAAGTTCTGGTTTTGTTGCTGATGGTTTATAGCCAATGTTTTTACTCGCTAAAAACTCTTTGAGCTGATCGTTTGTCCAGCTTTCATAATCATTCAGGTTCGATTCTTCAGGTTGAGAGGTTGTGCCTTTGCCCGCTTCAAGTTCGGCGATACGTGCCCGCATTGCGGCAATATCATTTTTAAAAGCATCAAATTCAGTTTTGATGCTTACTACTTGTCCTTCAGCTGCTTTAGTAGCAGTTTCAGCTTGGAGTAAAGCATCATTTAAACGTGAATTTTCAGAAAGCAACTCCGAACTATCACCATTAGCCTTTTCCAAGATTTCAATTTTCTGTTTAAGTTGCCCGTTTTCTTCAACAACTTTTTCACACTCGGCTTTCGCATTATCGATAACCTCTTGCAACTCAGGTGTGATTCCCACAGCAACATTTACTGTGGCCAAAGTGGTTTTTGCAGGTTCTTCCAATTTGCGAATTTCAACTGGAATGCCCAAAGCTTCATAATCATTATGAATTTTCGGATAATTGCCGTAGATGATGACTTCTTCAGCACTACGATTTGGATATTCGTAGTAATCAGGGTTTGCAATTGTCCCTACTTCTAAATCTGCTGCTGCAGCAATACGCGTATAGATTAACTTCATGATACTTTTCTCTTAATAATAAAAATGAGGGCTAAATAGCCCTCCCATAAAATTAAATGTTTAAGGTATTAAGGAGTACCAGACAAATCAAGCAATGTACCAGCCGTCATTTTGTTGCTCGTTGCATGCTTCAGCCAGTTTGCACTAGAACCCAATAAAGAAAGATCCGGATTGATACCTTTGGTTGTATCCCAGCTATATCCAAGAAGATCCATGTTAAAGGTACCTTCAGCACGCATACCAATTCCCAAGTTTTCTTCATCATTAATGTCATAAGCTCGGAAGCCTGGCACTTGTGATTCCGTGACAGTTACACCTCCCACTTGTAGACCAAATGCATCATCATCGCCCACGGCATCAGTAACCAATACCGGCTTACCTAAAGTACCTGGTAAACCGCCATAGATAACGATTTCAGATTCGCCATAAATCTGCTTAGTGATTGCATCATCAACAATATCGAAATAGGTGTCTGAGTTCATTACCCACAAACTAATACGGCCAAACTTATCGCCAAACTTACGCATTCCTTTAGTTAAAGCTTTACGACCATCTACTGCAATACTTCCTTTTGCAACCATATCGGGATTGCTTGTAATTGCTGCTTTCAATGAAGCCAAGCTGTACTGTAAACGTCCTGCAACCAAGGCATCTGCCAAATCATAACCAAGAATCATTGCGAACTCTTCAGGTGTACGAGCACGGCGCTTGAATGCCTCTTCAGTAGAAGTATAAGGACCATATTTATAGGGAATTTTCACGCCTACAGATTCACCAGCGCCAATTTTTTCAGGATTAACTTTAGCATTTGAGTTCACATCACGATGTTTGATGCTTCCCCCCACTCGGTAAAAAGAATCTTTGCTAAAATCACCTTCAATGATTTCGTTGCGATAAACAATCGCTCCAGCAGATGCCTCATTAAAGACATTCAAATTATCTTGCAAACGCTCTAAATAGGCAGTTTGAGCCAATTGGTTGTAGATGATCATGTCTGAATTTACTGTAGTCATAACGACTTATCTCCAAATGTTTAATAATTAGTTCGGTAGTTTTAGGAAGGATTCTTGGCCATGTTCTTTGATGTAATCGGCTCTTTGAGATACTGACATCTCGCTGCGCTTCATACCTGCTGGTGCTCCACCTTTACCCCCGCTTTGGAAACCACCGCCATTTCCTTTACCACCTTTAAGGATTAAGTCTTTATGCTGGTATCCACCAACCAAGGACTCTAAAGCTTCATCAACATTGGCAAGTTCACCAGGGCGAACACGGGAATAAATCTTTTCCCCTTTTTGGTCGTAGGCAACCACTTTGCCTTCTTCGATTTTGAAGTGCTGGCCAAATGTCGCTTGAACCATATCTACAGGTACTGCAATGTTGTCTTGAATGTACTTAGAACGAGCAAAACCTCCGCCAATAAGCTCACCATGCAATTGAGCTTCTAGAGCATCACGCTGCTGAACAATAGGAGCATATTTCTCTTCAACTGCCTTGATAGCTTCAGCTTTCACTTTCTCGACTTCACCAGCATCCACTAGCTTTTTATCGTCAAGATTTTGCATTGTCTGAATTGCTTTCTTAGCTACTGTTGGATCATCGATCCCATCAAAAGCTTTTAAGGATTTTTCAGCCGCTTCTTTAGCTTCACGATTCGTTTTAGCTTCATTGTTTAAACGTGCGATTGTCGCTACGGAGTGTGCCGCATCGTGTGGCATCTCTTTACCATCATCATGGACATAGATAGGTTTATCACCTTCTACTTCCGCATATACCTTACCGTCGATCGTTACTGTTTTAAGTTTCATTGGTCAACCCACCTATATTTTCAAAATGGGCATCCACCCGGATTTGCCGTCTGCATCCACTTTCGGCAGGCATAAAAAAAGCGCCTAATAGGGCGCTTTTTAAATATTAAATAATCATTTATTTATTTCAGTTTGATCAAGAAAATCTCGATTTTGTTCTTCGAACTCCTTAAACAGCTCTTCACTTAACTCATTTGAATCGTTTTCAATTACAGTTTTAGGAACTTCCAAAGTTTGATAAAAATCATCTAATGAAAAGTTAAAATTAAATTCTGGCTCCTTAATTTCAGGCAACACATCCAATAGTTCCTGACACTTTTCAATATATAATTTAATGTCATTACTATTCCTAGCAACGCCTGCTATACTTTCATCAATTCGATCATTTGCATGAATAATAAAATCTTCAAGTACAATCCTCAGACCTGTCTCTCTTCTTTTATATTTATCTCTAATTGATCGTTTAATATCCTTAACCATAATAGTTCACTAAAGTAAAAACATTCAGGTATTAGATATTAAAATACTCTTATTTATAATCCTAGTTCTTGAAAATTTAGCTCATCCAACTTTCGAAGTTGCTCCAGTGTGTAAAGTCGTCCTTCAGGATCAAAGAACTTTTCAAATGCAAACTTTCCTTCTTTATAAAGCTTGTACCTCTTTGGCCCTAGCCACTCTTTTTGGAAAAAATCATCTGTTTTCTTAAAGAACTCTTTGAATGAGGTGTTTGAATCTAATTGCCCTATTAATTGGCTTCGCTCATCTTTGGGGATGTCTTTTACTTTTCGCTCATCCATGACAAAAGGGCGTTGACCAACTAATTGACCATCTTCTTCAACTGGCACCAATATGCTGCGGCAATTAGGATGCAACGGCGGTACACGTTTAGCGGGGTCGTTAATTTCCCATACGGTTCCATCCAAGGAAGCACATAATTTAGAAGTTCTGCCATCTAGTACACTCACAAAACGGACGTACTTAAAGCCGATCTTGTTATAGCTATCCAGATAAGCTTGATTGGCTACATGACTGCGTAAAGTTCTAACAGTGCGATCAATATCAGATTTAGTGGTATTTAATAGGCCATCTTCAAAATTAAGACGTTTGGTACCGCGAATACGCTGAATAATTTCTTGGTTCGTTTTACCCGTGCTAATCCCGTCACGTATTGCATATTCAACTTTTTGGCGGGCACTTTCAGCAATTCCCGATAAGAGATCATCTACAAGAGCACCACCTGCCAAGGGAACTTTCTTAGCAGCTGAATAGAGCTTTTCACCATCGGGCTTACTAATCTTTGCGCCGAATAACTTGGCAATATAACTAGCTTCGTAAACGGCCATAGCCGTAGCTGAAACGGCGAATGCTTCAGGCAAGCTTGTATTAACACTACTAAACCAAAAGGAAATTAAATCTCTAATTTCCTTTAGATTTGAAGTTGTGTATTTGCCTCCAGCTAAAGCAATCTTTTCTGAATCACTAAGTTCATCCAATAAATCACGAAGCTTTGAGAGCATTGCGTTCGTATCATCATTGAATAAACCCAATAATTCATTTACTGATTGTGAAGAAGAACGATAAAGATAAGCCTGGTGTTGAGTGAGTACCTCCAAAAGATTTTTATTATCTTTAGCCATATCACCCTACCTATAAATTTACTGTTCCGTCTTTTTCGGCTTCGACATTGACAAGTTCTTGTTCATATTTTTGTTTAGTGAACATTCCAGTTTGGTTATATTCCCACCAAGATTTAAATGATGAACGGCCTTGTAAAGCAGCTTCAAATAATTGACGTGCAAGTTCGGCGAGATACCCTTGCTTATTGAATTCCTGACTAATTTCAAACATCAGCTCGTCTTTAGTCAGAACATCTACATTAGGCGTTACAAACTTAGCTGCCCATCTTAAAGCCATCGAAAAGGCTTCATTCATATTCACAACACATAATGAAAGAACTGAATGCTGTACAGCATCATCACTGTTGGATTCAGTAGCAGTCTTTTTGGCTGCTGAACCCTTTTCAATTAAGCGAGCACCCATTTCTTTCATCTGGTCCCATTTATCCTTCATTGCTTCCCGAGCTAAAGTATTTGGATCTGCTTGTACAATTCCCAAATCACCATTTTCAGGTAAAGGTAAAAGAACTTTTGCACCGATATAAATGCCACGCTTTTTGGCCTCGTCGTACCAAGCCCAATTGACTCCCTTGGCATAAAACTGTGGTTGGCCCATATAAAAAACGGACTCTTGAAAGTCCGCACTGTCTCGGTAGTGAGCCAAATTGAGGTTTGCTAATGGAAGCAGTGGCGGCTTCTTAATATCCTCCGAGTTATCAATTGCCCCCACAAAGGTGAAAGGAATATATGACCAGAAATCACCGTTATTATCGGTGGGAAACTTCTTATCTCCGCCCTTCCATGTACCCTTGTCGCCTTTTGTGTATACCTGAACTGTATAGATGAAGTTTCCTTCACTATCAGGCTCTAGGCGAAGCACTCGGTATTGCTCTACCTCAGTTTTGCTAAAGCCATCAGCACCTCGTTCTGAAGTAAATTCACGGATGACTACCAAGCAAAGCTTTTTCTGGTTATCGATCATCATTGAATCCCAATTGATTACATCAATGGCATTTAATAAATGAATCATCGGATAGGCTTTTTGCTGTTTAAACTCTGCAAGATTTCGTGCCGGAGTAACTGTTGGGTAGTCAACATATAAAGCGCATCTGTAATGCTTTAATAAGTGCCGAATGCCCGTCTGTGCCAATTGATAAGCACTTAACCCTGCACCGTTAGCATTGCGCTCTAAATGCTCAAGTTGAGTTGGAAACTTAAAGCTTGGATCTGTGGCGAATGCAGCACCCACTAAACTATTTGATGTTGTACCTGTAACTTCATAAAAAACAGCACGTATCAAATAAGCTAAGTAAGCACTTTTGTTGGCTGGCGTTTTGTCATGTGCATTAGGCTTAGGTAAATACTTTTCACCTTTAGCCTTTACAGCATCTTCACCTTCACAAACATCATCCAGTTTTTGCCAGTATGGCAAGTTTTTAATATACTCAGGATGTTTAAAAGTTACGTCACTCATCGAGCAAATCCCATATCAGCAAAGAAGGCTTCAAAACCTCCATTCAATTCATTAAATGCATCTGAACCAGCATCAACCTGGTCGTCATGCGTTCCATTTGGAAAATTTCGAAGCTCTTCTATAAACTCTTTATTCCAATCACCCCTCAGCATTCTGACGTTACCCACGTTAACTTGAGCCGCAAAGGGTTGAGCCCGTGTGAGTTTGTCACCTGAAATAGGTTTAGCTTTGACGTCATATCCTGCAAGAAGTTTTACGAATGAACTGGCTTGTGATTTACCAGCTTGACCAGGATCTTGAGGGATCCTTACCGTTACGCCCATTCCATCTAACTCAGTAGTTTGCTTTAAGCGCTTATTTACGTTGTCTGGCCCAAGTTGCCCCTTGGTTACATGAACTATGTAGGTATAACCATCTGCACCTAAAGCCTCTCTTACACCTGCTGTAAAGTCACCTTCATTCTCAGTTGCACCAAAGTCCCAAGCTCTAACTTGCTTGATAATGTCAGCAGGTAATGCATCAACAATTTCAATATTGTCAGGCTTAAAAAAACCGCCAGCTGGCGGTGAAGGCATTTGACGGTATTGCCCAGAAAAAACATACGGCGCAGCCTTCTCCATTTGTCTTAACCTTTGGATATTATGTTTTGCTGGCCATAATGCTGAACCATCTTCTTGAATAGCAGAAAGACAGAGGTGCTCCCATACCTCATTGTTACCGCCAGCAATAGGAACACCGTCCTCTCTCTTTCCTAATAACCACCCAGCCAAATCATCTTCATGCAATCGCTGCATAATGACAATAATCGGCGTTTCCGGCGAGTTAGTACGAGACTCGAGTGTATTTTGAAACCAGTCAATAACACCTTCACGGATAGTTTTTGATTTGGCCTCATCGGCTTTATGCGGATCATCAATAATGATGCAGCCACCAAAGCCTTCACGCATTTTGCCTGCACCAAAACCTGTAATGGTACCGCCTGTACCAGTCGCATAGCAGACACCACCTGCAGCAGTACGCCAGAAATCCTTAGCTTTACTATCGTCGCGCAATTTAAGATCAGGAAAGACCTTTTTGTAAGCCTCTTCTTGAACCATATTACGAGTCTGAAATGCGTTATTTGCAGCAAGCATGGCCGAATAACTGATATGAATAAATTCAGAATCAGGATTCTTTCCAAAACACCAAGCCATAAAATTAATTACAGCAATTTCAGTTTTTGAATATCGAGGTGGTACGTTAATAATTAACCGCTTAGTCTCACCGCGATAAACCTTCATTAAAGCTTCACAGATTTCTAAGTGGTGCCAGTTCTGCATCCATTTATAATTACGGCGCTCCTTAAACATGTACCTTGTGAAGAAATATAAATCTTCTTGCGCCTCGATCCGGATGGCTTTGTCCCGAGCCGCATCAGTACTCATCTAAGACCTCCCTCCGCGCTTTTAAATACTCATCCATTGGAACCGGAACATCTGAATTAACTGTTTGTAATGGACCGCCGTTTTTGCCTGTTATTTCTTGACGATTAGTAAATTGCCCACCGATATCTTTTGCTGCTTGCTCAAGAATTTTCATACCCGCTTTTACATTTTTAGTTTTTTCTAGGTACTTCTGATACATCCGTAATCGGTAGTATTTATTTGCAATCGGAATATCGATTAAGCCTGAATCAAATTCTTCTCTGGTTTTTTCAAAAAGGTCTTTAAATTTCTGACTAAGATTTCGACCTGCCACTTTAGTTGGATCGTATGAAGAGCATTGCATCCGATCGACATCAATACCAAACTCTTGTTTTACCTGATCTGCTACTTCTTGAGGTGTATCACGGCATGCAAGAGCTTGAACTATAAATATTTTTACAGGCTCTTTTAAGGCTGCCATAAATACCTCTCCGTATGACTACGTATGACAAACTAAGCAAAAAAAGAGCCTTATGGCTCAGTTGATTACGCAATTTCCACAGCATTTAGATATATCTAAATCAGAAACAAACGGCGGGTTTTTCGCAACTTCAATAAGTCGTTTAACACTTTCACTTGGGCCCCAGCGCTTCACAACCCCGATAAACTCTTCCACATCGTGACCAGCTAAATAATGTTTAGGTAGGCCAGTATGATCGCTATAAATAATCTCGCCGTCTCCATCTCGCTCTACACCAATATGATAAAGTTCATGTTCAAGCAAAGCACAGAACTCGCTATCATTGGCTTTATCGCAAAAGGTAGCGTCGATAGTGATTAAGTAAGTCGGCACAAATCCGAACCAATCCCGCATTTGTTGTTCTTGTCGAGCTTTCTTCCATCCGCCTTGTTGAAACATAACCTTTTCACATTGGCCTAACACCATACGTTTAGCTCGCGTATATGCAGAAGATGCCCATGCAAATGCTAGAAACTCTTCATTATCATGAAGCAGCTCAGCGATATGATCATGGTCCGGGTTATGTAGTGGCCCACCTAGCGTAAGAAAATTAGCGATAACCCACTTCTTTAAATCTGGTGCCGGTATTAAACGGATTGCTTCCTCTTCTTCTGCCTGATCAATAAAGTCTGGTTGCGGGAATGGTCTGATCTGATCCATCTTTCAATCTCTCTAATAATTCCAGAATCCAGTTGATTGCATAACCTGACTCAATTTGATGAGGTTCAAGTCGTTCAAATTTATACCCCTTATCTAGAGCAAGATCATGCTTACATAGGGAATTAGCTATCTTTCTACCGCCTCGACCAACCGACCACGGGCTTCCAGCGATTTCTATAAGAAGACCTAACTTCACAATATAAAAATCAAATCGCCAATTTTTAGTTGATTCAAATTGAAATTTTCGACGATAGCCAATTCGATGTTCTTCTAGCTCTTGAAATAGGGTTTCTTCTGCCTCTAAGTAATTTTGTTTAGCCTTAGGCAATGGTCTGCTTTTAGGTTTTGTTTTAGGTTCTTTTTTTCTTGTAAGCCAAAAGTATTTTTTAACTTCCATCCAATACTCTCAAAATAAATATACTATCTATTTACATTTAAAGATTAAGTTACAACATAATTATATATATTCTTTAATGCTTAATAATTTTCTATTATAAAAAATTTACCAAATGGTAAAAATATCCATTCGGTATTTATAAAATTAACTAAATGAGTATATAACATGAAGAAAAAACTAATTTTTTTAGTAACAATAACCCTCGCAACATTATCCCTCGGGACAACTGCTAGTGAGGAAAAACAACAACCCAAAAGTCTTTTAGAGATACTTCAACCAGCCGCTGGTGATTATGAATACTGCCGCTTACAGTATGAAAATTGCCGAAATGGCGTAGGTGCTTTCCAAGGCCTTCAAGAAACCTGGAAATGTCAAACTGCTTTTGATCGTTGCCGTACTTCAGGTATTTTTTCATTACCATAATTCCATAGACCTTCAAGATTTTGTACTGGAAACTTTCAGTACAAAATCTTTCATAAATGCGAGATAAGAAATGAAACAACAACCATCTGCAAATGATTTAAATGTCATAAATGAAAAACTTAAAAATCTTGATGACTCAATAAAAGAATTATTAGAGTCAACTTATGAGTATTTTGATAATGATCAATATTACAGTATTGAATCCGCATTTTTACTTGATCATGCTCTAAATATTAAAATGCATTTTTATAAGTCATATCCTGAATTGGCACCAGAGCATCTAAAAGATGTTGAGTATGACCGGATTGTTCATATCGAAAATACTCAAGTCTCTCATATTCGTGAAAAGAATCCAGAAGATAGCTTGGATCAGATACAGCCACAATATTCACAAAATGAGAGTTAACTTACCTAACTATTAATAGTAAAAAACCCCGCCAATAATCGATATTTAGCGGGGCCATTTTGCGCCGTAAAACTTTCGGCAAACGATAAAACTAACTTTTAGTTGAGCGAAGAATTTCTAAAACTTCATTTGATAGCTTATGAAGATCAATTCCATGAGGATGCCAGAACTGATACATCACATTGTCTCGGTTATAAATTTGAAGGTAATAAGTTGATGTGTAGCTTGGGTCAATTTCTGATGCTTTAAATATCTTCACATCTTTTTCAATCTCTTGACCATCTAATTCACCACCAACACAAAGTGTCATTTTATTTACCAGTTTTTTAATTAGACTGGACTATATCACATATCAAAAAAACCTCCCGAAAGAGGCTTTTTTGAACTTTTTTAATTTTTGACAAAATATTTATTAATTTTCTTAGATACCTCTTCTTCACTTAACCCTTCAACAACCCAAAAAGTGTAGGTAATTCCTTCATATTCTACAGTTGTTCTGAAATATGGGGTCTTATAATTATCACCCAAATTTGCAGCATAAAATACTTCACCAACATAATCATTAAAAGGCATTTCTTTGCCTTCAAAATACCCGCCAATAAATCTATTCATTTCTTTTTCCAAGCCTTAAAAAATTAATAATAACTTAGAAATGCAAAAAGCCCATCCAATGATGAGCTTTTTAACTTGATCTAATGCCATAAGACAATACGACCATTCTATAAATACTTTACTTCAATTCCCAAAATAATGGAATAGGAAATTTAATGAGAATGAGCAAACATTTCTCTGATACGTAACCAGAAGCTTTTTTGTTGATATGTAAAAGTGTTTAGAGCAGCTTTAGCTTCCTCAACACTTTGCAGTAACTCACGACGGCGCTCCTCCTCAGATTTATTAGAATATGGTGATTTACTAACAATATCTGGAAAGTCTTTTTCAGTTTGAATAGTTAACGTATGTTGAACATTTTTATATAGATTTATTGCATGTGCAGTAGATTGATTTTTTCTCATTATGAAACCTTCTTTTTAAGTTGATCTAAAGAATGCTCTAAGGCTAAGCGAGATTTGAAGAAACTTAGTATCCATTCCAAGTAGGCTATATTTTCTGGAACAATAACATTTTCTCGCTTAATAGCTATAGAAATAATAAAAATAATACTATTACTATTTATGCTATGAATTGGAGCACATACCTGACACCATTTTTCAGAAGGGTCTGACTGACCTTGAATGTACATTATATCAGCAGTGACTGGCTTTTGTATTTCATTTTGTGTATCAGCTACAATAATTATTTTATTTTGTTTAATACATTTTGAGAATGTACTATTTGGATTCTTTAACTCTGCAATACTTGTTCTGGGCTTTGTGTCATAAGGACTATGACATACCCAATCATCTATTTTTGATTCCACCACACGCATTAAAGCAACTTTAATTGTCTCATTTGGATAAATCGCCGTTAAACAATCTCTCAAAGATTCAATAAGTAATTGAATTTGTTCTTCAGGATGAGCAATTCCATCAAATATTTTTTTATGTCTTGGCTGTTGTACACCAGGAGTATTCACATATCGCTTTGCCAAATCTGCAAAACGCTTTCTCTTGGCAATAACTACATCGTCAATTTTTTGTAAGACAACCAAGGTAATTTGATATTTAGTATTAAGATCATTAAATTCTTTCTCAAGGTTGTCACATTTCTTGTTTAAAAAAGAAAGAAGTATCCCATAAAGACCTGAAAGTATGACTGTACCAACAACTATAAGGCCCGCATTAGTTAAAATGAATTCGGCAGGTAATTTAAAATTGTCTTTAAATTTTTCTGCCTGTTTATCATTACCAAGAACAAATAAAATATAAGCATTCATTGCTGTGAATAAGATCACAACTAATTTAGTGAGCCAATAATCCAAAACCTTTTTTATTGCTTGATATATTCCATATTCAAGCAAAGCATTATCAATTTTACTTCCCACTATTAGGCCTTTATAAATATAAGTGCTATTTTAAAATCAGCACATAGTATCTTATAGTTACATTTTTGCAATAAAAACTTATACATTAGACATATAAGTCTTTTCTTCTTTATGGTTGTAAAATATTAAACATACTTCAGATTATCTTTAAGCATGCGACGATATTCACCAACACCGTTTTCAATTTCCCATCGAGCATTTACTAACGCAATTTCCATAAGCTTTTCATAATCCCTCCATGTTTTACGGTAAGCATCATATGTGAGATATGCAGCAATACCTGCATAATACAAACGCCCTTTACTTGTAAATACATCATTAAGATTTGGATCAATTTCAAAATCTAGGACAAGAAGAGCAACTAATTCCGCTAATTTTTCCAATGAAACATTATTCGGGTATTGTTCTTTTTCTACAGCTGCACGAACCATGATTTTCGTTAAATGTTCTTGTACATATAAATATTCCTGCTGCGCCTTTTGGCCCCATACATAAACTGAAGCTAGAGCTTTGGCTAATGGAGTATCTATATTCTCAAATGCAGCACAACGAACTTCCCATGCTGCAACATCATCGGTACTACTTGAATTTATTTGTTCATAATTTGGTGTCTTGGCACACATGTGCTGACTTAGCCACTCAAGATTACTTAATTTTTCAATTGTCTTCATTATAAGCCCACCAATTGCTCAATTTGTTTAATCGCCACGCCTGCTTTAACCTGCTCCGTACTAAACCGTAACACTGTAAAACCCATCATTGCCGCTTCGTTGTATTTCTCCATATCCCCTAAATAGCCTTTACCCCTTGTATGACGTCCACCACCTGCCATCCAGATCCCGCCCTCCACTTCAACAAGAATCTTAGTACCCGTAATTAAAAAATCTGCTCTCCATTTACGTTTTGGATGGAATTTATATTCCTGCTCAAAATCAATCTTGCAGGCTTGAAGATGTGTTGCTAATAAAACCTCCCCTACACTTGATTCACGTGTTTGCTTTGCTGAACGGCGCTTTTTAGTTTTCTGAATAGGAAATAATTCACGATATTCAGCAAGGCTCATTGAACTCACTCCTGAATTGCCTCCTTACGCGTATACCACCAAAGCACTACAACGCCACAGATGACACTACTTACGATTGATATGAGCATTGCCCACGCTAAAATTTCAAATTTGTTCATGCTAGTTCTCCGTTACGTTTTGATTGAAATCCGACTTGCTTTAGGTAAGGCATCAATTTTTGCTGTTGCTCAGGATCTGCAAGTTTTACGGCGATACGTGCTGCAAGTTGTTCATAGCTCTCGTTACCTTCTGCGTATTTACTTGCGAATTCAGGAAGTACAGAAAGTTTTTGAGAGAAAGAATAAATTTGTTTTGAACTGAGCTTATTTGAGTCACCCTGCGGGACTCGAACCTGTGTTACATTGTTTTTAGCTTGCTCACGAGATTGGTATTTTCCACATGCGTTGATTAACCAATCTGTAAAGTGGTAATTCATGAGTTCATCACAAAGATTCTTCTCGGCGTTGTAGAGTTCAAATGCTCGTAATTCACGATCGAACCAATTTGCATTTTTGATTTGCTCGTAAGTTTCCTGATCAGTTGCCAAACGAATTTCTTCACCAAGTTTTTTCAAACTCAACCATGTTTTTTTATTTTTAGATTCTATTGATAGATTCCTTGATAGGTTCTGTGTCCCAATATTGGGACTGGTCTCGGTACCGTTTTTGGGACTGGTTGCGGTCCCATTATTGGTACTAGTACCGCTTTTGGAACCAGTACCGAAATTGGAACTAGTTCCATTATTGGTACTAGTTCCCTTTTTGGGATTGGTTAAATCATTTTCTTCACGGCCCATCACACCAATTAATTGGTAAACCTTCACGCCATTCCCAGTGATTTCACCTGTGAATTTAATGAATGAACCAGCTTCAAGTTCATCTAAAACTTTGATAATCGTTTTACGGTTGAGAAGAGTATCTTTAACCATGCGCTTAATGCTTGGATAACACTTGTGGGACTCACCCGCTCTATCAGCTAAAGCCAATAAGACAAGTCTTTGACTAGAGGTTTTAACCTCAGCTTTAAAGGCCCAAATTGATGCGTCTAAACTCATTAAGCCCCCTCTTCATTCATCTGAATGAAAGTGCTACCTAAGTAACGAACGCGCTTAGCCCGATATAAACTTGAGATAATTTGACCAGCATGACCGAGATAGAGTCCATGTTTGCCATGTTGATCTATCAGGGCTTGCATAAATTCTTCACGAGTAACAGCAGCATTTTTCTCATCCCGATTTTGGCGTGATATATTTTTCTTACGCGTTTCCAGCAAACTCGATAAAGTTCTTAAAGCTGGCTCATGCCACGATTGGATATTTTTTTGACTTTGTTGTTCTGAAATAGTCATGAAACCTCCGCTAAAGCTTGCTCAGCATTTGTTAGACGACGTTTAGCGTTGAGTTCTGCGACTGTTGCCGGACGTATGTCATTTTTATGAGTAATTCCACCACCAACCAGCCAGTAATATTCTTTTGGCTGAAATGCTTCGATTTCATATAAATCATTTGACGAAGTTGGATTTACAAGCACGACAACATCACCAGGCAGAAAATCCTGCTGATTGTATTTTGTTGACTCATTTGATAAATTAGTTTGCATATTCATTGGTTTCCGTATTGATGAATTAAAACCACTCCTGTTCGCGCAGGTAGTGGTTTTTTAATATCCGAGCTTTTCTTTTTGCCCACTGATTTCGTCATGAAATAAGTCATCTACCGTTTCAATACGATTCATCCAACTTTTGGACATGACTAAAAGTGCAGCAACTCTTTCTTTATCAATACTTTGATAATCCTTAGGTACAACCTTCAATCCAAGTAAACTCAATAGCTCGCAAAACATTTCAATTTCTTTCAAGCCATTGTTTTTCTTATCTGTTTTGAGGCGAGTGATAGTACTTGGATCAACCTTTAATTGTTCAGCTATCTCTTTCTGATTACCTAAATCAAGACCATGCAATATGCGAGACGCATCATTTCTGGCGCTTGCAGAGAGATCAATTGATAATTTACTCATGGTGGTTCCTAGACTGCACTGGTCTTTCTAAGAAAGAAGTCAAATATGCTTTTGTGGGTTAGTTTCTTGTTGCTTGCATCTACCATTTTTTGAATGGTTTCCATGCTTGGTTTTTTTCGACCATGGATAAGATGAGACTCCATATATCCATAAGAAATTTTTGTGGTTTCACAAAATTGGATGCGTTGATCTTTATCAAGACCACGCCAGAAGTCATAAAGAGTTACCATAAATACACCTTAAGGGTAAATTAAATATAAATATACCCTCAAGGTAAATTTTATTCAACCTGTCAGGGTATTTATTTTTTCTACCTGTGGGGTATTTTTGAAATCTGACTTATAGGTGTTTTCGTAATGGCTGAACTAAAGACAATTCATGAAATTAGATTTCTTAATGCGAAGAGGCTAATGGAAGAATCTGGTCTCAAACGTAAAGAGTTTGCTGAGAAGATTGATATGTCATATAGCTTGTTGAGTCAGTATTTAGGTAAAAACCCCACTAAAAATATTGGGGATGACACGGCTATAAAAATTGAAGATGCTTTTAGTAAACCGCGTGGTTATCTTGATCAGTCTGACTTGTCTAGCTTAACCACCCAAAAAATTGAGGATGTTATTGAATTTAAAAAATTTGATATAGAGGCATTTAAGAAAAAATACAATATTCCAGATAATGAAGAAGCTGTTAAGTTTGTAGAGACTCCACTTAAGTCATTCTCGCATCAAAAAAGATATGTTCCTGTTAAGGCCTATTCAAAAATGGGGATGGATGGCTATTTCACGGATATGGGCTATGAAGGAAATGGTGGGGATGGTTATGTACCTACTCATGCTGCTGGTGATAGAGCATATGGTATCAAAGGTACTGGTGACTCAATGTTCCCAGCTATTCGTAATGGTTGGTATGTAGTATGTGATCCTGATGCAGAGCTTGTGCCTATGGAGTTTGTTCAGGTTTGCTTAAAAGACGGGCGATGCACGATTAAAGAGTTTATTGGCATACAAAACGATGTATTAAGCTTGATCGCGGTGAATGGCGGTGAGCGTCTCACATTTAATATGAATGAAGTTGAAAGCATTACAGCGATTACAGACATTGTGCCACCTAGTCAACATAAGCACGAACACCCCAATGGCTACTAAAATGATTGAGGGATTTTTCCACTCTAAATTCCAACAAAATCGACATGTCAATAATTGGCGTTGTGGTGGTTCATAATTGATTATTTAAGTATTAAATTCCAAGGAAAACTAATGATCGCAACACTTAATAAATCTAAAACTGCGCTAACGATTAATCGTCAAGAATTTAAATTGGCATTAGGCAAAATTGGTGCAGGAATTGATAAACAAATAACCTCCCTTAAGAAAGCCAAGCAGAGCTATGACCCTGCTGAAATGGCACGCGAGGTTATTAACGAAACCAATATTTTTGAAGCTATTATTGAAGGATTTAATGAAGCAGAAGAAACTAATTTAAAGTTAGCCGATATAACCAATCTTGAAGTAGCTCAAGAATGGATTGATGAGTTTTTGGAAAAGTATTCTGGGTTATGATGCGATTGAGGTAGTGATGCAATGAAAGAAATAATCTTCAAAACACATACCAAAATTCTTTTACTATTATTTGTTTTTATTAGATTTGATCATCACCATTATTTTAGTAAATAACAGTAAGTTATGCCAATAAATTAAGACTTTAATCACCACACCAATTAGCACAATTATTGATCAAAATATGAAAAAAATCGAAGTTAATTCCCGCAATATCAGCCATGTTTTTTATCAACATTTCTTATTGACAGTAGTACTTAGAACAGGTGAAAGGTTTATTTATAGACTTCTTGAAGCAAGCACATTCAAAGAATTTATTGGTTCAGAAGACAAAGATAAATTTTATAGAAGCCATATCGAAGCTAATAAAAAATTTAAGCGAATTCAGCTTTTTGTGTAATTGAAATCGTGACCCGGTGCAACCCTTTAAAACACTATTAGAGAAATAGGTCATGATCCTAGACAGACATTTACAACTTGAACTATTAAAAAAGATGAGTTCAGCTTACCCTAATTTCTATGATTTCAATAAAGAATATAATCGTGAAACCGTTGAGTATGATACTGCTATTGTTAATTTATACTACTTAATGCAGCACAAACTTGTAGAACCCAATAGTGTAAACGTTTCGGCATCTATCGGAGACAAAGGAATTAAAAAATTTCAATTTGGCACATCCACAATCAACCAGAATGGGATGGATTTTCTGGCTGATGATGGCGGCTTATCTGCAATTCTCGGGGTTGTGACTGTTAAATTTGAAGCCGTTCAACTGAAAGCTATTCTTGAATCTAAAATTATGGCAGCCGACTTACCGCCTGCTGATAAACGCAAATTGATTGATGGGCTTCGATCGCTTTCTGGCGAGAGTATAAAACACCTGACAACGAAAATTGTGGATTTGGGTTGGGATAATCTAGGGACACTAATTCGGATAATTCAAAGCAGCCTGCCTTAGCAATTTGCTTAAACTTTAGAAAACCAATTGGTTTAGTATAATTCCCAACTGGCACATAAAATTCATCTCCATTAAATGGAAAGTTCTCCAAATATATTTGAGTTGAATTATCAAAAAGACGATTGCCAATCAATACAAGACTTTCTAATTTCATAGACACCTCGCCCACCTCCACGGTGGGTTTTCTTTTGCTTATTGAACATATATTTACCACAAGAGTAAAAATTAATTTTATTATTTTACCCAACAGGTATTTACTTTATTTTACCTAGTAGGTATATTTTATTCATCAAGACAACAAAAAAGCACACCGACTCTCTGACCTTTCGATGTGCTTTGCAACTTGCGAGATCAATTATGAACGTAAATACAATTCCTTTCAACCACATCAAAGTGACAGGCTTCACAGCTTTGTTTTTGATTGCTGGTTTAGCTTCTTGTGAATATAAAACAGCACAATCTAGCTTCGCTTCTAAAACCTACAAATTCACGCCGCAAACCAAACCAAGCGATTATGGCGTTCAAACAGCAAAAATCACAGGTAAAACCTCAGGCATTGCCGTTATCAAACTTGATGGCTTCCGTGTGAATGTTAGCTTTGATTTTGAAACTCATCCAGATAGCTATGGCGTTCAAGGATCAGAATTCACTGCTGTTGATGTAACCCAGCTCACAATTAATGAGATTACCGATATAAATGGTAAGTCTTACAGTGATTTCACTGATTACAACGATCACCGCAATATCAATGCCCTGCTTAAAGGCTTCATCGAACGTAATAAGTTGGTGGAGGCTTAATCATGACTAATTTCAAAAAACACCCTGACGGCTACAAGTCATATTTAGGTCGTGATGAAAAGGGTCTCTACTCAGTTCGCATAGGCTGGCAAGTATTTGCTTCAAACGCTAATGGCACCGTTCTTTACAAAATCATCAAAGAAGTTAAGACCCCTTTAAATGTTGAGCAATTTAAAAAGATAGCCCAGCAGTTTGGGAAGTTCTAACTCAAGAAATTAGACTCCAGCGCTCTAAGCAACTAGCTAAAGATCTAGGCGGCTCACATATTCCGTCACATGACCGCAAAAACTATAAGCGCTCTCGCGGCTTCACTGGCTCAAGATAAGGATAATAAAAATGGCTCTACCTATTATTACTGCTGACCAAACTTTGTTGGTTCAAGCAATTATTGTGTACCTATACGCTGATCCAGGTTTAGGTAAAACGTCTATGGGTTTTACAGCGGACAAAGCTATTTCATTCGACTTTGACCGTGGTGCTCACCGTACTGGTGAACTTCGTCGCGGTGCAGTTGTTCAGGTCCAACAATGGAAAGATATTGCTGATCTAACACCACAAGACCTTGCACCTTATAAAACAATTGTTATTGATACTGTAGGCGCAATGCTTGAATGCATTAAAACTCATTTATTACTCACGGCGAACAACCGTCAAAAAGATGGTGCATTAAAGCTTAAAGCGCAAGGTCTAGCTAACCAGACATTCAAGCAATACATCAATACATTGATAAGCCTTGGTAAAGATGTGGTGTTCATTGCCCATGCTTCTGAAGATCAAAACGGTGATCAAATTATTTATCGTCCAGATCTAGGCGGTAAAAACCGTAATGAGCTTTACCGTATCGCCGACATTATGGGTTATCTAACCACTGTTACTACGGGTGAAGGTAAAAACGCCCGTGTCATTAGTTTCAAACCTTCTCCTACCCATCATGCGAAAAACTCAGGTGCATTAGGCGGTGAAACTGGTGAAGTGTGGGTTCCAGATCTTAAATCTAATCCAACTTTCTTGGCCGATCTTATCACCCAAGCGAAGGAACATATTAATACCCTGACACCTGCACAATTAGCTACTGCCAAAGCTCAAGAAGAATTTGAGAACTGGAAGCAAAGCTGTGAAGAAGCCGAGCATGCTGGTGATTTAAATCAATTAACTGAGTCGCTTGATAAAGAACATATGTATTACCAGAACATGCGCCAAGCAATGTTGATGCGCTCAAAAGCCTTGAATTGCACGTTTGATAAAGAACGCGGTGTATGGATTAGTCCACCAGAATTTAATGCTATCTCCGACCAACAAAGAGATGAGCTTCAGAACTTCATTGGTGAGCGCGGCCTCGATGTGAAAACAGTTTGTGAGCATTTCGGTATTGATGCCCTAACTCAAATTGAAGCGGCAAAACTACCAGCAGTTAAACAAGAAATTGAAACATTGGCTAAAACGGGGATGACAGCATGAATAATTTAATCACTGCAACTGAAGCATTTGATGCTCTTCTAAATGGATTCACAGTTATGTGTAGACCCATTGGAGATATGCTTGAATTTAGCGACTTAGGGCAATTCCCTGCTACAGTATTTGCGCAACCAAATTATGAGTTTTGCATCCAACGCGAAACAACTGTTTTGGCTGAAATTCAATTTACAAAGCCTGTTGAACCACATGATTTAAAAGATGGCCAAGATATCTATATTGTTATGCCTTCACACATCTTGCGTACTACTTATAACTCTAAACATGGTGAAACATGTCTAAGTGTTGGTAATGGATTTGCCCAGCTTGATGAAGAAAATGCAAAACTTCAACTTCAAGCAATTGGTAAAGCTTTTGGCAATATGATTACTGATATTCAAGTAATAGACGTCACTAAAGATAAACCTAGAGGTCAAAAAAGTAAGCAAGTTAAAGCTGAACTACCAGCAATAACTGAAAAACCTACTGAAATTGTTGCAGCAGAAGCTCAACCAGCAATTGTTATCACCGAACAAACTAATGTCACTGCTTCTGAGGATCTGTTAATTCAGCCTTCTGTTGAGTCAGCTATAAAGCCTAATAACTATGATGATTTACTTCAGAGTGTTCAAAATGCACATACACCAGAGGAAGTTAATAGCGTTATTACTTACACCTCAAAATGGACTGAAGAACAACGCAAGCCTTTATTGACTGAAATGCATAAACGCCTTTCCGAGTTGAAGCAAACAAGACAGCAAGAAGATGGGCTATCACCTTTAATTGTCAGACTCCAACATGCAGTAGATATAAAGACGCTTGAGGAATTAGAACTCGAAATTCCTTCACGCCATCATGATGTTCATAAAACTTTGTGGAACATGGCCAAAAAACGCCGTGCTCAGTTGAACGCTGCTTCAAATGAACCTGATTACTTACTGGGGGAAACATTCTAATGTCGAAAGAGAATATTCCTGAGTTTCTTTTCGAACCAAAGCTGCTACCCCAGCAGCTTTTCGAGAAGTTCATTGTTTTCAATGTGAATGCAGGTTATCGCGGTAGAGGTACAACTCACGGCGTGAACCTTATTAAAGGTAATAAAGCCACCATTACTGTGACTAATGAAGGTGAGATGAACAAAGCAGCTCAAGAGCGCTACAAGTTAATGCTTTTGAAGTATTTCAAAGAAGGTCGTTCCGCGATGGATGAGCTGAATCATGAAGTTAAACGTATTTATAGAATGGTGGCGTGAATGAAAGAAGTGAAAGGTGTTAATAAACAAGCTGAGATTGATAAATTCAATGCCGCAAATGATGATGAAGAATTTTCACCAGAATCACTTGCGGCAATACTTGATGTTTCGACTTCTTGGTTGCAGAAAAAGCGCTGTGAAGGTGGCGGCATTCCCTTTGCAAAAGTTCACTATCGAAAAATTATTTATAAAAAAGCTGATGTTTTAGCTTATATTGAACGACGACGCATTCAATCAACATCACAAATGGCGGTTTAACCGCCTTTTTTATTGTAAAAATTTAGTAGGCAAACAATAGGCTAAAAACACATAAAAATAGGAAGAATTGAAGAAATAGGCAGATAGTAGGCAATTAAATTATATTATCGTATCATGACACACGCTTTAGTATTGTTTCAGGTATTTTGATTTAAATACAAAAGCTTGAAAACACTTTTCATGTCATTGTATATAGTATAATATCGTTTCATATTGCTATAAAATCACTTTCACCCGAGAACTCATCGGGTTCAGGGTAACGACACATGCAGCGGCATCTTCGGAGCATTTA